AGTTTCAAACTTTACGCAACAGCTACACTCAATAAAGCTGCTCCAACGTTCGGGCTTGATGCCCTCACTCTCACTAACTGTGTTGTAGGAGGATTAATAAAAGCAAGTAATAACAATGTGTATACATTTGAAGTCCAAGCTATTGAAAATGGAGATTTTAGCTTAGCAGTTTTGGCTAATGTTGTCAACTCTGCAATTGGAACACCTAACCAAGCCTCCAATACTTTGACTCGGACGGCAGTAGTTCCTGACTACTTGCCAGACCCTTACTACAATAATTTGCTTCTCTTTATACAACCAACTGGAACAAGTATTGTTGATGAGAGCCAATACGAGTGTGAATTGGCAGTGAACAATGTGTCGGTAGTTAGCGATGAATATCCGACTGGTTTATTAAAATCCATGAGGTTTAATGGGCAAGGTAGTAGCATAGTGGCAACGCTTAATCAAGCAATGAGTGCAAATCAGGACTATTGCATTGAGTTTTACATTTATTTATCTTCATTAACCACATTCTCTCTTTCTGCTCCTGTTGCAAGTCCTGCATCTGATGTTACGCCTACCTCATTTAACATTAGTTGGAGTGAAGTAGAGGAGGCAATTGATTATGTAGTGGATATCTCAAATACAAGCGACTTTTCCAGAAAGATAGACGGATTTGATAATAAAGTTGTCGGTAACGTTACTAATATTTCTATAACGACAAATTCAGCAATAGAATCTCCAGTTGTTACTCCAAATAGAGTTAAGGCAGAAAAAGGATTTGTGGCGGAATGGCAAAAACGTGCGGGAAGTATAGGGTATAAGGTTTATACATCTTTATCAAGCAGTTTCAATACAAGTGTTCGTGCAGTTTCGGAATTGTTTACTCGTAGTAACAATATATCAATTGGTGATGTAGAAAATGCTATTGAATATACGCCTGAACCTGTAGTAGGTGATGTAACCTCTTCAAGTGGTGCATACTCATCGAACAGCATTTTGCAAGGCATCCTTTCCAGTGGGGCAACTTCGCCTAAGATATTTGCGTTCAATGACGAAAACAATATTCGTTGCTACAAAAGTCAACCTAACTACACAACTCCAGCGATTGCGGAAGATATTGAAGTGCGGCAGTGGTTCCATTTAGCTTTGGTTAATAATTCTTCCACAAAATCGACCAAGTTATATGTAGGAGGAGAACTCAAAGACAAATTAAAGAATACTGACATGAATTGGACGGAAACAATTAACATCGGATACGCTATTACTAATTTTCAAGGCTATATCCAATCTTTCAGGATAACGTATGGTGTTCAAAGATACACAACGAATTTTGAACCGCCTCCACTTCCATTACCGAAAAACTAGCGACTTCTTCTTTTGTAGCTACCCTCCATTCTGACCACTGAGGGGCATTATTTCTAAGTCTGTATTGTACAGTTGCATGATGTGTTTTTTCACCTATAGCAGCTTCGATAATTGATGCGTAATATTTATCTCTTACAAATAGCGGCGTACTTCTAGCATGAGATGCACTTATTCTCCTTTTAGTTTCAACCGTAAGGACTTTACCTTTTTGAGCCGCACTCATTCTAGCTCTAGCTTCAGAACTGCGCTTACTTCCTTTATGAAAAGCGACAATTTTAGCTATAGTTTTTTCCGATACGATATGCCCCATGTGGGCAGCTTTTATTTTAGCTTTGTCCTCTTTTGTAAGATTCTTTTCCCACTCTTTTAGTCCAGCACTAATTTTTGCTTTGTGTGCTTCAGTAAGAGGAAGACCTTTGCAACCCATACCACCTATTTTCATGTTATAGGTGTCTTCACGGCTTATAAACTGTTTAGTAACCATAGTTTCCTCAGCAGCATAAGCATCTTTGCCACAAGAAAATTCGGCTAATGTAGTTCTTACGAAGTTTTCTCTGCCATGATTCTTTATAGCTTTTTTAAGGGCTAAACCACTCCCAAGATAAGTTCTAGACTTAGATGTATTTTTAACCTTATGCACCCCTACATAAATCTTCCCGTTGACCAAATTAGTCGTCTGGTATAAAATCCACGTTTCTTTATTTATTGTCATCGTACCTAATGTTAAACTAAATTTGTAGGTACATTTTATATTAGACTACAAACTAATGCAAGAAAAAAACGCAAATTTCTTAATGGGGACTTCTATGATTGGTGCTAAGGCGAATGATTTGATGAAAACATTCAAGCCACAACAAGTTGCATCTCCTAGCTGGGGAAATCAGCCTATAAATAACTCGCCTCTAGCCCTAACGAGAAACCAGCGCTCGGCAGTCGTGCAGAACGCTCCCCCTAGCTTGAACAGGCAGGAGGCAATTGCAAGTGCCAGCGTGGGTCGTGGTATGAGTAAGCAACAAGCCCCTAGAAATCCCCAAAGACCTCTTGCCCCAGATGAGTTCTATGACGCAAACGGTGTGATTCGTCGAAAAACTAGTGTTGGTAACTGGAAAAGTCAACAAAACGCTCAGGTTGGACAATATGGCGGCTTTAGTAATAACTTCCAGCACTTTATTAATTTCTAAATGGGGAGATTTGTAAAAAGAGATAATACTGGCAAAATCTGGCTTCAGGAAAGCCAGACTAAAGAGTGGTTGTTAATTTCCAATCAGTCTACAACTGAAATAAAGACACAACGTAAGAATAAACAAAGAACTAGTAATGAGTCGCTTTTCAAACTCATTACGGTTCGCCGCCTAACTGGTGTTCCGCTAGAGACAGCAATTTCTAGATTAAGAGTATCACAAGCCAATCTTGAAAAAAGTGCTGTATTATCTAAATTTCCAATTCCAGCTCCTGTTAAGTTCCCAGAATCTGACGGTGAACTTATCAACTATTTCTCGGTTTACATCGACGAGGATTTGAGGGGTACTAATGAGTCAATCTTTACCTTCTATTCTTCCAGCTATCAGAACCAAATAAAAGCTTACGTCAGCGCCAATTCAGCTAATCGTGGAGGTTGGAGCGTTCACTTAGCTTATGTGGAATCGGTTAAAGACAAGCAGGACGGACTTAAAGAAGTTGAATGGAAGTTGGTCACAATCGACAATTCAGATATAGCACCTGATGGCGGCTCTACACATATAACGGAGCGTCAAACGTACCAACTTGACCTTGATACCATTGGAGTGCCTGAGTGCTTCAAGTATAACTTTTCACTTGACAATTTGACTTATCTTGGCGGAGGGATTTGGTCGTGTATGATTATCGACCCAGAAGACCGCATTCCTGTGTATGGAGTTGCACCTGCAAATGATGCCAGATATAAAAAAATATCCGATTTTCGCTCCAGAGGAAGCACTTACACAGTTGTTTCTTATAGTGCTACACCGACCTATTCATTTACTTGGTGTAGAGGACAGTCAGTGCTAAGAAAACGTATTCGCAGTGCATCAGTTGAGCTTGACCAAGAGGCTTTATCTGATAGCGCTGTAATAGTGCAGAAAAGAAACTCTAACTACTCTCTTGACCTAACCTTGCGTCCTGAGATGTCTAGTAACCAATTGGTATCGAAAACAATTACGGAATTTTGTAACTCTGATGCTACTTATGTAGGAAATACCAATTATGAACTAAGCTCATCTAGAAAATCCCCTGATTATGGGACAGATGTGGCACGATTTAGCTTGCAGAAGTATCAGCAACAATCGAACGTTATTCGACCTAATCCATTTGGCGTATTAGCTGCGTCAAAAGAAGGTGCAAATCTCTTGCGACTCGATATGGGGGTGGCAGAAGGGGAAATTGAGCATCCATACGAAGAGAAAAGCGCTATTGGGGAACGAGGTAGGACTTATGAGTACCAGTACAAATACTGGTGGGCATACGGTAGAGTGTCAGACACTTACCCACTAACTAAAAATCAATTCACATTCTTCAACAACAGAATAACAGGAGAGCAGATGCCATCGACATTATTTGTGGACGGTGCTGCGCCTCTTGGAGCTTTGTATAAGTCTGCACCAAATCAAGTAATTACAACTTGGGATGCTGCGCCTTTACCTGAGTCTGGATTTTTTCCTGTGCGTCAAGGTATTTTCAAGTTTGTGCTGCGCTACTCTATGCCCCCATTGTTCTCACATGATGGTTGTTACTACTATCAAGTCAATCCTCAGCGCGTTGGCGGAGGTTCATCATCTAGTGACCGATTCTATGATAACTCTGCTGCACCCCCCAGTCCGTCATTTAGTGTTGCGCCAAGTTTTAGTGCTGCTAGTTCTGTTGACCCCACAAATGCACAAAACTCTTTTGTAGCTATTTACACTCAACTCTTAGGGGCTTTAGATGGGGCAAGCATAAGTAGCTATAATATTGGCTACAGACCGATTGCTGCAAGTGATACAGAATCTATTGTGGTTTTTTCGCCAAATCCAGAGCAAAGATTGGAGAGAAGTGAAAATCCAACGAAATTCCCTAACGGGTGGCAAGATAGTGTGTTTGAAGATGTGTTTATTCTAGATTAGAAGAATTGTCTTCCTTATTTTCAGGGTTAGTTACAACATTATCTTCAACACGACTGCCTGTAGGTTGAGTCTTTTCAGGTGGTTTACGTTTAGGAGGAGTGTAACGGGTTCCTGCTGGCTGTGTGCCTTTAGGGAGTCCCAATTTATACTGAACTTCTCTAAACAGCAAATCTAAAGGGGCTGGAGAATCGCCACTCTTTTTCAAGCTTGGAGTGATAAAAAATACAGCTAAAGCAACAAATACTAAGAGTGCGGCGTAATACATAATATAATTCCCGTGTTTTACTTAGTATAGCGCGAAAATTTAATAGTTAAAAAGGGTCATGGCGAGCCTGAATCGTCTTAGTCTGGTTAAAAGCCAGATGCTCTACCACATGAGCTAATGACCCATTAATACTATAATAACATAAGTCGAACATGATACAATTAAATTAACAATATATGTATAAATATGACTAAAGGTTCAGAAATAATAAAAAGACACAGAGAAAAAGTTAAAAAGCTTATAGTTGACTCTATGGGTGGCTCTTGTCAAGTCTGCGGGTACAAAAAATGTATAGCTGCACTAGAACTTCATCATATAAATCCTCAAGAGAAAGATTTTTCTTTTAGTAAAGTTCGAGCCAACAATGCAAATTGGGCTAAAATTGTTGAAGAGCTAAGAAAATGTATATTAGTTTGTGCTAATTGCCACAGAGAAGTTCATAACAATGATTTAAAATTACCTACAAACTATAAAAAATTTGATGAAACTTTTAAATTTGTAGGCAGTAAACGGTTAAAAGTTTATGATAATTGTTCAATATGTGGCAATATAAAACCTGAAACTCAAAAATATTGCTCTACAAAATGTCATGCAACTAGTAAAAAAAATTCAGGTAAAATTAATTGGGATTCTATAAATCTTGAAGAACTTATTAAAAAATACAAGACTAATGTAGCAGTAGGGGAGTTTTTAGGAGTATCTGACGCTTATATATCAAGAAGGCGTAGAAAATTAGCTGAGCTATAGATTATTAAGCGGATTGGGAATTTTGAAATCACCGACTTCTTCGTTGGAAGCGAAGCACTCTGCCTTTGAGTTAAATCCGCATATTGGAAGAGCTACGGGGAATTGAACCCCGATTGTCAGGATGAAAACCTGCTGTACGAACCATTATACGATAGCTCCATGTTCGGTGTATTACCGACGAGACTAGAGAGAATTGAACTCTCGACATACGCTAGACAGGCGTAGGTTTTACCACTGAGCTACAGTCCCATTTGAAATAATAAGAGGTCAGTTCTCAACTGTGTTACAACCGTTCTTGGAACCTTCTAACAGCCTGTAATATTACCAGCCCCAACTCTACACACTCACGTAATGTAGCTCTTATCTATATTTGGCGATTAAGCCAATAGCCGAAGTAAGAATCGGACTTACGACATCTCCCTTATCAAGAGAGCGCTCTACCACTGAGCTATACGGCTATGAACACCAGTATTAGTTTCCATCTCCACCTGTGGTAGCCTCGCCTTATCAGGGCGAGACGCAGCGTTGAAGCTGCCACTTTCACTAAGCAATCCGAGACACTCGGAAGGGTGTTAAGCCAGTTGCAGGGAATCGAACCAACTGCCGTCTTCAGGGTATGAACCTGACATGAAACCACGTCACTCTACTGGCTTCTTTAATATAACACAATATTACTAACCTACAACTCTATCTAAAGATATAGATATAACTGTGGTATCATAAATATAGATAATTTAAAAATTGGTTATGAGACTAATATGGAAGAAACTTTGTATTGTACTGGTTGTGAAACTTGGAAAAAAGTTCTAGATTTTTCTATTAAAAAGACATCTAAAACTGGGAGAAGTTCTAAATGTAAAAAATGTCACAATGAATATGTTAAGAACGTTTGGTATCCCAAAAATAGCGCTAAACAAGTTAAAGCATCTTCAGAATGGAAGAAACGTAATAAAGTCTCTTATTTGGCTTCTAGTTTAAAAATTAGCAAAGAAGAATCGGCAAAATTTATAAAAAGGGGAAAAGACAAGTGCGATGTTTGTAGCTCAGAGAAACAATTAGCATTCGACCATTGCCACAAAACGGGAATTGCAAGAGGAATTTTATGTTTTAAATGTAATTCTACTTTAGGTATACTAGGTGACAATCTGGAGTCTGTAAAAGAAAAGTTTGAAAGTTTTATTAACTACCTTGAAACACCTATAACAGAACATCCAAATTATCTATCTTAAGAGGTATATTACGGTCGAATAGTATGAGTTGACATTAACAAATTCACCCTGCGACGCAAAATATGAGGAAAAGCATGGCAATTAGGTATAAGGTCTATCCCATTGCAATAATGCAAGAATACACCATCCAAGCATTCATAAATAACTAAAGTTTTACTCAAGAATTTGCTAACATACTTACCGTTTAAAGTAGGAGAGTCGCTCATAAAATTTGAGTCGAAAATAAATCCCCAATGTTGTAAGGCAGATTCAAGATGCTCTAGTTTGAAATTTGGGTCACGTTCTTCAATTTCATCTGGCAACCTATTAATTTGAGATTGTACCCAAAGTCTAGCTTGATTTGAAGGGTTTGTACTTAGATTATCAGTATGTTTTCTGAGTTTGTCGTAATCTCGCGAATAAATTTTAAATCGTAGTGTTGAGCATTTAGACATATTATCTCCAAGGAACAAATTTCATAAGTTGCCAAACAAGCCAAACTGCAAAACTTGTAACTAAGACAAGTAAAATCGCCAAAACCCAAGTAATCATAATAGTAAAGTATAAAGGGCGAGAAGTGTTGTAGCTAGAGATATACCAGCTAGCAGAGTGAGGAAAATGTTCATTTATTTCTTGTGAAGCTCATAGATATCGTAAATGACAAAAATAAAGAAAATAATAGCTAAAGTTGTCCAAGTCATGTATTTATTAATTGCACTCGTTAAAGATTACTACAAAAATTATACAAACCAAACCAATTATTATATAAAGCATCTATTTATTCTTACTTGATTAAAGGATGCCGTAGTAGGCTAGGGATGAGTTAACAACCACACGGTATGAAACCGACGTTCACCTACTATCAACATCTTTCGCGCCCTACGGGACACTCATGGGTTCAACCCTCTCTTATCTAACCATAAAAACATGAAACATTATATGTAACCAGAGAGGTATCTTGCTGCTCAGGTCGAAATTCTCGGTCTTCGGTGTAAGTTTGTAAGAATTGCACGTTACTGCCAAAAATCGAGTAAATATCCGCAGTAAAAATTGATTGCTCCTGCGGCAGTTGTTTCCAGTTTGTATCTTCGCCGCTCGGATAAGCTTTGGTAGACTCTAGGCATCTCCAGTAGTTACCAGAGTACTTTACAAGACTTCCTTTAGCAAACGGCTCAAAAACGCTGCTAGGCATATTGCCGATGTCGGCAAATTGGTCTGAGGGTTTTTGGATTGTGTTGGTTATAAACTTACCATCAACAATTAAGGTGTATCGAGGGTCAAACTTAGGAATTAAAAATTCACGATAATATATGCGGTTTAAGACAAGATTTTTATTGCCTAGAGTAGGATGAATTTCGTTTTTTCTCCCGTATTCTCGGCGATTTATTTTTTCTTTGTATATAGTCGGAGTCATTGCCCCCATTAGTTTTTTCTCTAGTCCCGTAGCGCTGATTAAATTGATACTGGGACGATAATTGCTTGATGCACCTTGAATATTTGTGAGTACATAGAGAGGAAAATGTTTATCATATGTACCATTAATTCGGTCGTGCAAAGAAAAATCTTCGGCAGCAAAGATTGTTTCAAATGGTTTGTTGACCGCAGTACGAGGAGCTACAAACTCATAGCCAGTGATTTTGGGAAAAAGAAAATCTGTCATGAGATATACTAGGGTAATAATATCTATAATAAGACCAAATGCCTGTTGCAGAAGAAGCCGTACAATTAAGCTTGCTAGAACTAAACGAAGAGCTTTTATTTTCTGGAGTTCCTACACCTTTATCAGCGTTGGCTCAGGGACAATACTCAACAGAACTTGCCTCACTGACTGGGGCAGCAATGCAGAGTATCAATCATCCAGCAGAAACAGACCGCCCTCCTATTAAAGAAATGGCGCTTATGGCAAGTCGTGACCCTGTAGCTAGCCAATGTCTAAGTTTTAAAGCATTACGTGCGACACAAAGCTTTGGAGAGTATAAACATCCAAAAAAAGAAATTGAAGCATTTGTAAATAGTAACTTAAATACCTTACCTAAAAATTTCAAACAAATAGTCTTTAAACTACTCTCTTCAGTAATACTACACGGTATAGGTATAGCTGAGTTCACTAAAAGTAGCAAAATACGTGGCTACAGAGGGCAATGGCGAATAGGGAATATTAATGTACTTAATCCAGACCAAATTATTTCATTTGGAAAAAGTACAAATCAAGCTGGGAAAATAGAGTGGATTGAATATGATAATGGTAATGGTAAAACAGTTAAAATACCATATCAAAAATGTATTCATATCATAAATAATGCAGGTGCAGCGTTTGATAAGACAGCAGTTTGGGGTGTCGGAGATGGTATTTCGGCACTGCCTTATTATAAGCTTAAGAAGGTGATTTTAACTCATCTTGCATTAAGAATTAAAAACGACAGCGAAGGATTACTCTGGGCTAAAACACCTAGTAATGGTACAACAACTTTAATAAATCCTGATGGGTCAGTTAAGAAAGATAGTAAAGATAAACCATTAGAGGTAACAAAACAAACTGCTCTTTCATATCAACTAAAGGATATTCAAAAAAGAGGATTCATTGTCACTGATAATGATGTTGAGCTTACTCGTATTCAGATACAAAATACTGCCGATAACCACTTTAAAGCACTGGAATATGTTGATAGAGGTATTCAGTCAAGTTTTGCCATACCATCAGGCATATTTGATGTGAACAGTGGCTCAGGAACCACGAATCTCGGTAACAATGGTTTCGGTCAGAATTTCAAAATGACCTTTGATGCAACAATCTTTGCATTAACAACTACACTTAAGCACGAATTTATTCATAAAATGATTCGTGGGTTATTGCATGACAATTTCCCTTCAAGTTGGTTTAGTGAAGATTGGGGAGAATTTGTTTTTGATGTAGAAGAAGACCAAAATACCATTAATGGTCGTTTAAGTACTATCACTTCGCTTATGGCAAGTGGCATTATCGATACTAATAATGTCGAAGTACTCAACCTCATCTACAAGAATCTTGGTCTACCATCACTGGATGAAACCGAGAAGGAGAAAAAAGCCGAAGAAGCACTTAAAGCTGAGGTACAGAAGGAGCTACAGAACCAAACTCAGGTTGTACAGTTGCAAGCGCAGTTGCAACAACTTCAAGCTCCACCTATGCCACCAGAAGGACAAGCCGAAGCATATCCTCCTGAAGAAGGAGCGCCACCTGCATAATAGTTGTGATATATTAAAAAAGTCGGGTTACAGACCGATTACCGTAGGCATCACGGGACTCTTAAGGTCTTATGCTAGCTACAAGGTTAAGAGTCGAAACTGCCATATATTACAGACCCTGCAAGGCTACTAACAGTCCTCAAACTGCGGGGTCGCCCTATTCTTTTTCTGTCTCTGCTTGCTCTTTCTTTTTTCTTATGTATTTTTTAGTCTCTTTCTCTACGACAGGACTAAGCAGATTTTGTATCCCAGTTTGATAAATATTTGCTGAAAAATTGGAAAAATGTTTCATAATTATAAGTCTTGATATTTACACCATTATATCTTAGAATATATAGATGGAAAACACATGGATTTTATATCAGACAACTAATAATGTGAACGGTAAGGTTTATATCGGAGTTCACAGACTTCAAAATACAAGTTATTCAAAAAATTATCTTGGCAGTGGAAAAGGTTTAAAACAATCTATTAAAAAATATGGGAAAGAAAATTTTAGCAGGACTACACTTGCAGAATTTAACTGTGCTAAAGATGCGTATCTGGCTGAAAAAAGTATAGTTACTGAAGATTTTGTTAATCTCTCAGACACTTATAACATGAAAGTAGGTGGGGAAGGTGGTATAGGGTTAGTCCATACACTTGAAACCAAAGCTAAACTTTCTGCTTGTAATACAGGAAAAATTGTCTTAGAAGAAACAAAAGCAAAACTAAGTGTTTCACTTAAAGGTAGGGAATTTAGTGAAGAAACAAGGCAAAAAATTAGTGATGCGAAAAAAGGTAATAAAAATCGTCTTGATAAACCACATACCAAAGAAACAAAACAAAAAATTAGTATTGGAAATAAAGGAAAGATTCGCAGTGAAGAGGCTATAAAAAAATATAGAGATGCAAAGAAAGGCAACCAATACCGTCTTGATAAAACTCATACAGACGAAGCTAAAGCTAAAATGAGTGCCGCATCACCTAATAGCATACCGATAATAGTGGAAGGAAAATATTACGAATCGGCAGAAAAAGCTGCTTTAGATAAAGAAGTAAGTCCTAGTACTATTTTAAATAGGGTAAGAAGTTCTAGCCCTAAGTTTGCAGATTATATTTTCGCACCTATAAATTAAGGGGTAGTATCAACGGTTGTTGTACTACTATAAGCTGAAATTTTGTGTGGATTAAATGCATACAGCCTCATGTAATACGCAATCGTACCACTCAATCCTGACACAACAAATTTGTTATCGGCACTTCTCGTCACACTCAACTCCTCAAGGATTGTAAAAGTACTTGCACGACTAATCTCAAGCGTATAGTCAGTTGCATTACTTACCTGAGCAAAAGTTATTTCAACCTGCGACTCATCAAGTATATTAACACTTGTGATGCTTGGAGCAGAGCTAATAGATACTTCAGTGAATGGTTCGGCTGTTGTATTAATGGTAAGAGTGGTAGAAGGCAAGGTAGTACGGTTAGTTCCGTTGTAACCATAGGCTCGTACATAATAAATACGATTAGGCTGAAGCAGAAGCTCTATATTATTGGAACTACTCTCTAAGTAGGTATTATCGAGCGTGAAAGCACTGTCTCTCGCCAAATTAAGTAAATACTTGGTATATCCACTTAAAACTAGACTGGCTCGGTCAAAACCAGCACTTCCATTGAGAACTACTGTAGGAATTGTAAGAGATGTGTTACTAGGTTCGTTTTCACTAGCAAACAAGTTAGTTCTAAATAAGCACGGAATAGAAATGTTCGAGCTAGAGTCATATACTAATACCTGATATTGTGTGTCGGGGGAAAGAGATTCAAATGTGTAATTACTTACGTCACCCACATTTCTTGGAAACGTGAAACCACTAACAGGCACGTAATTGCCTGTATCGAGTACCTTTAGCTGAACGCTGTAGGAAGTAGCTACAGCGTTCTTCTTCCAGTAGGCAGAAAAAGAAGTTTTGCCTATAATACCTTTATAAACTGCAAGAGCTGATGTAGATACAATATTGGAATAGATACCTCCAGTAAAATTACCACGAATATAGTAATTTGTATTGGAACTGAGCAAATTTTCAATATTGAAGCTGCCATTGTTGGTTACACTCCTTGGATACCCTTTCAGTAGAAACTTGAAGTCTGCATCAGTACTGACTTCGAGGTTATCTAGGTTGTATGTCCAAGTTAGCAAATTCTTCGATAGTTGAAGTATTGGCGCAGCCGTTTTTGTCGAGAATGTTTGTACGGTTGTTGTTCTTGTATCTCCAGAAGCTGTTTTTCCAGTAATAGTGTAGCTGTAGTTGGAACTTGGCTCCAAAAATAAGTCGATAGTATGCGTATTGGTATTTCCGAGACTTTTATTACGGTAGAAGTTGACTCCTAAGTAAGCATTTGACTCTGTTTTCCAAACCGATAGGAGATAATTGGTGTAGCTGCCATTTAAAGTCCAGCCAATTACGGCTGAAGTATCGGTAATACTGGTTGTAGTGACTCCAGTGATGCTTGTAAGGGCGGCTGAGGTCGTAGTATTGACTGAATTAGAGTAATCAGACGACTGGCTTGAGTTCAACGCCCTGATACGCGCATAATAGGTCGTTGCTGGACTAATACCCTCCGAAACCAGCAACGAACCCACATTACCAGTGATGGTTGAGTATGCAATAGAAGCAAAGATAGAGGAAGTACTCAACTCAAACAAATATCTAGTCGCATAACTCCGTAACACCCATTCAAATAGAATGCTACGCGAAGTAATGGTTGTTGGAGTAAGAAGTTGTGGTGGATTGAGCGAAGAATTGAGAGAAAGTGTGGTAACTACTTGTGTAGCCGAATATGCAGTAGTTTGCCATACAGAGATTGCCCTGACTCTAACATAATAGACTGTACCTGTTGTTAGCCCTGAGAATGCTGCTGATGTGTTTTTAGTTGTTATTGTCTGAACTACAGCACTAAAATCTGATGCTGTGGAAACCTGAGCACTATAGCTATCAGCCAAAGCCACTGCGTTCCAAGAGACAGAAAAAGAAGTTAAGTAAATATCTGTAATATTACTAATGCTGGGTGTAGCTAGATTCTGAAATTGCTCATCGTAAGTCTCTGCGTCGTGAAGTGTGGTAAAAGTAACTACATTGCTGTTAGCTGAGGTTGTAGAGCCATCTGAAGCCCTGACACGGTAATAATATTGGGTTAGCGCCGTAAGTGACCCTACATCACGAAAACTGACATCTCCTGCATTGACGTTATTTAATATTAGTGAAGTAAAAGCACTGTCAGTCGCCAAATCTACAAAATAGGTGGTTGCGCCTGTTACTTTTCCCCAATTAAGTCGAGCCGCAATAGCTGTGAGATTTGTCGTGCCTAAAGTATCTGGAATTGGGAAATTTGGGGTTGTTGAGAGCGAAGCTGAAGTCCACGCTGAGAGTCCAGTTGCATTTGAGAAGCGCAAACGGTAGTAGTAGAGCGTATTTGCCGCCAAACCACCTATAGTAAGTGCCAGAGTTTCTTTTTCTGTCGCCGCAATATTTTGCGGGAGCAAGAATGTCAAGTTAGAGTAAAGCGGGGAGCTGAAGTCGGAGTTTACTGATACGTCAAGTTTTAGCTCTTTTATGTACTCATTAGGCGCAGCTTTTTGCAGTTCTACTCTGATGGAACTACTATTATTTTCTGTCGCTACGATTACGGGCTGAGATGGTGATGGAGGAGTAACGTCAGTGCTAGTTGATGATGCAGGAGTAGTTACAGATACTATATTTGAGTATGCAGATTCTCCGTCCAGATTAATTGCTTTAGTCCGATAGTAATATGTTGTAGAGGGTTTAATTAAAGCCATATTAAGTTTGAGGAGGTAAATTTTTATATAAATGTGTGCTAGCTAGATTATTTGTTAACCCCCATTTGTGTGCTAAATACCCTTCTATTTTTAATCTTAAATCATCAACAACAGCTTCTGAAATTAATATTATTTCATATATATTACCCAAATAAGTTAAATCTGACCTACCCACATAAAGGGTATTGGAAGGTATAGAAGTTGTTACAGTATTTCCTGATGTCACTGAAGCTTTTATTATTCCATTATCTAATAAAGAATTACTTACAGTTAATTTTCTTATTTGATTTAAGATTTTAGGAGTAAAAATTGTTAAAGGTATAGTTGAACTACTAGTATTCAAGCTAGTCCCACCTATATAACTACTAAGAGTTCCTCCAGAGAAGCTAGTTCTTTCAAACCAATAACCTAATAAGTATCCAGTATTATTACCATTATCTATTGCTAATAAACCTCTTTCTTGGTTAGTAGGTATAGCACTTCCATCTGCTACTGCAAAAATAGAAAAATCAGTTAAAGATGGGAATGTAGAAGATGTAGATAAGAAATCATTAATGCCATCAAAATTAATCGAATTTATACCTTTTAATGGTCTGTTTGCGGCAGTATTTTGAATTAAATGACGATTATTACCAGATTTATCACTCCATTGGCTTACCGCATCTGAAGTAAGTAAAATAGTGGAACTATCAGAAGCATCTAACCATAATTGCGTAGTTATATTTTTTGGAGTCCATAAGGAACTACTTTTAGGTAATCCAAACAGTCCAGAATTTAAGCTGATACTTAACGGCATTCCATAAGTACCAAAATTCATTAAAAGTCACCCCCTTCAGCTACAACTCTAAAAGTTTCAGCATTATGTGTAGAACATCGAATACTTTTACCTGTAGAGAGTATATAAGCTAGCCCAGAAATTTGAATATAATAAGAATTTACTGTGCCACTAGGGGTTATTGCTGTTACTGCTATTTCCCTCCATAAGTCAGTATTAGTACCATCATATAAATATAAACGAATCATTCCTGCTGTGGTTGTGCCAGTAGCACAAATTGTAATACGTTCTACTCGACTGCCATTTGAGCCAGCAGTAAATAAATTAACAATTGTGCCAGTACCATCACGATTAGTATTAGCCGCAGATAATGTAGCTCTTTCTGTCCTTGGTGTTGCTGTATATGCTGGAGATGCTGCCATTTTAGTTTATATTAAATTAAAAAATTCATAAAGTCCCGCTTTATTACCTTCTATTGTAACAGTTACGTCACCTCCAGTATTTGTCGCAATTACGCCATCACCCACAAAATTAAGACTTGTAGCCGCAGAGGTCAATGTTATGCCCTCATCAAGCACTGCAATACTTGCCGCGCTGCCACTTGGAGTACCCCAACTACCATCTTCACGCAAATACCTTGATGTACCACTTCCTGTTGGTGCTGGGACAAGACCAGCAACTGTATATGTAAAAACAGCAAGGTCTGATACATCAGATTTGATTAACGTTCGCCAAATTGGGTTAGCTGAATTAGTGCCATCTCCTGTTTGACTCAGAACTTTTAGTTGTGTGGTTGTATTTCCCACAAATCTTGTTGGTGCGCCGCTTGCTCCTCCTATAATAAGGTCACCAAGAGTCGTCATTGGGTTAGTAAATCCTCCTGATGTACCATTTGCTGCCGCAGTAATCCTTCCCTTGCTATCTACAGTAATATCTGCATTTGTATAGCTGCCAGCACTTACAGCAGTATTAGGCAAAGTAACATCTTCCCAATTTGTAAATACTAACGAATTATTTGTGATATTAGTATCTGTATATGGGTTAAAAGTAGAGGTGTATCTAACAGCTTTAGTTAGCCGTATTCCGTCTATGTACCCGCTAAAATCTTGAAAATATCCCCCGTTTGAAGGTTGATTACCAAAACTAAATAAAGAATGTTGTGTAAGTGTTGTTGGGCATGAGGTAGATGTAGCTCTTAAAACCCCATCTATCCAGATTTTTAAAGTGTTTGTACTCCGAGTTACTGCTATATGATGCCAAGTATTGATTAATATTCCTGCGCTTGTCGTCTCCAGTAAGAAAGATGAAGTGGGATTTCCTACCCGTATTTCTCCTCTATAACTTATAAAAAGCCCTGTAGAAGAGGAGGCATCTGGAGAATTACTTAAAATTACTTTACCAGCAAACCCCCAACTTAAATTTGTGAAGTAAACAAATGCTTCCCACGTAAAATCTGTAGTCGAAAAATCTAAATTAGGGGAGGTGGGAACAGTAAAATAGTCTCCAGTGCCATCAAAAGAGATGCTTTGATATGAATTGTAAGCTAAATTCAACTGTGCAGTACTTAGTGCTATATTCCCATAGCTAGTTAAAGTATTCAGAGTGTTACTTGAATCAACTAAGCCGAGTGACGGAATTACAAGTAAAGCTGTAGAAGCTAATAGACTATCCTGATTCTTAGCTTGGGTAAGGTATTTTTTGGTAGTACTTGTTGTCTTTGGTAATCTTAAAGGCGCTCCACTCGATTCTCCTACAATTAAGTCTCCAGCAGAGGTCATAGGGTTAGCCATCCCACTGCCAGTACCATTGGCTGCGGCTGTCACCCTTCCCTTGCTATCTACAGTAATATTTGCATTAGTGTAGCTTCCTGCTGTAACCCCCGAATTTGATAATTCTGTATCGCCAATACTTGCACCTACCACAGAAAAAGTGAGTGTGTTCGCTGCATCATTGTAACTTGCGCTAACTGTCGAGCTATTTTGTACGAGTGCCGCAACTCGGTCGTCTACTGTCTCATTGAAATTAAGTACATCAGTAGCCGCTACGTCAGCCTTAAGCTTAAACCATCGTCCTGTACCTGAAACTGGCAACAATACTGATACATCATCAGCAGTAGCAGTCGAGGTTGAGTTGTAGCTGAACCAAGCGTTGACAGACCTGCAAAGTCGCGCATAACCATCAATCAATAAAGCTGTAGGAAGAGCTTTGATTGCCGAAATATCTGCGATTGAATACCCAGTTTTGACTGCCATATATTCTTATTGTATACTAGAAGTAGAAATTTAAAAAGTTGGTAGGCGAATGGCGCTCACAGATAAATTAGAAGCAGAAAAAGCTGGGCTGGAGTCGTATTTAGATTCCGAGCGTGGGGCAAAGCTTGAGCAAAACCAAATAGACAGACTAGATACTATTAATAGTCTTTTAGGTATTGGTTCTGGAGAAGGAGGGTCAAGTGATGCAAGTGCCGCAAATCAACTAGACCAAATCACAGAAGCTGAGCTAACTAATTCTAGAATTGGCGAATTAACGGAATCAGCGCCAGCTAATGACACTGCAAGTAGTGGACTGAATGGTAGGTTACAAAGAATTGCACAAAGGTTAACTTCTTTGATGGCTATTTTCCCTAGTTCTTTAGGCATAAAAACAGCCGCCAATAGCTTATCAGTTGTCCCTGCAAGTGATGCGGTATTTACCGTCACACAAACAACACCAACTTCTTTTTACGAATTTACTGCCACAATCACACGCGCTGCCAATACCACTGCTTATACCGCTAATGATGTTTATGGTGCTGCATTTCAGTTAGTTGGTAATACTACTCCGCCTTCTGGTATAGCTTTACTTATTACTGATATCGACGTTATTTTTAATATCGCTACCTTACCTTCTGGAATGGCAGCTTTTACTTTTTATCCGTATTCAATTACACCTCCTAGTGCTATTGCAGACAATGATGCTTTTAGTGTCTCTAGTGGAGATAGAGCTTCTATCCTATATCCTAAAGGTATATCTATCGGCTCTGCCAGCCTAGCTCAAGGGGGAGGTTCCCTAGTAGCCCAAGCTAATCTAATAAATAGCACCATTAAACTGACAGGCACATCTTTATTTGGATATCTTGTAACTACTGGAGCTTTTACTCCAGCAGCCAACTCTCAAACTGCAACAATTCGGGTAAGGGCAATTGCAGTATGAAATTAATTATAAAGCAGATATTAGCTAATAGTTTACATCCTGACACTCGTAACTACTTACAACGTGTCTCTTTAGTTGGGGGGTCAGTTGCCCCTGTAAAAGTTAAAGCTTTGGATTCTGCTATAAAAAATCTCTATGCAAATAATTTACGAGGTTCTGCCAATTATTTGAAATATTGGTTATGCCTGAATTTAACAGAATCGTTTACAGGCTGCTTAGTGGCTGTTTATGATGACGGTGTTGGCAATGCTACTAACTATAATTTTGTGTCAGGTGATTGGACATCGCAAGGGCTAAAAGGCAATGGCTCTAACAAGTATTTAAATTCAGGTTGGAACCCCGCAACATCTCTAGGAACTTTCTCGAATGCTGGTAGATATGATGTTCACATGTCGGCTTGGGTGACCGACCACGGTGCGAATGCATCTATTGAGTACGGGGGGGTAATGGGGGGCGGTAACAATGGGGACGATTTTATTGAAATGTACGCATATTTCGACTCATTTTTTGAGGGGCAAATTCTGTTAGGAGATTCCGCTTATATTGCTACAACTCCTCAAGCTACTGGGTTCCATTTACTAAATCGACTAACTGGCGGTGCTGGTAGATTGGTGGTAAATGGCTATGCTACAACGGATGCAGGACTTGCTAGCCCAATAGCCAACCCCAATTACACCATCCCATTTTTTGCGATGAATGAGCCTGTGGGGACAATCCCCTTGTATGGTGCTGCTAGAGTATCCAATTTTACGATGGGGGCGGGTTTAACCACTACTCAAGAGGTTGCCCTATATAATATATTACAAAGTCTAAATTAAAAATATGAGAATTTCAGCATACGCAAGAGCAACAAATCCTAAATACTCAAACTTTGCAGTAGATTGGGCTGGGCTGGCAACTCAACTTGGTACTAAAGCTGGGAAAGCGCTCTCTACATCTGGAAGAGCCGCTAAACTTGGTGCAGGTGTTGGTGCTGGAATTGGAGCTGTCAACTATTTAGGTAGTGAAGATAAATCTATCGGTAATCTTGCGGGTCAGGTTGCTGGTGGAGCTGCATTAGGTGGTGCAGTTGGATATGGTAGTGCAAGTCTGAAGAATGCTTATCAAGCACGTAAAGCTGGGCAAGTTGATACTCAGATTCCTTCTGCACCTCAAGCACAACTATCTGCGGCTCAACCAGTTCCACGACCACAACCTATACAAAATGGCGTAATAACAACTCCTGCCCCTACAAATCAGCAGACTATTGATACGACAGCTATCACTGTACCTAATGCAAGTGGTAAAACTCAATCTGGCAATTCTCAGCCATACCCTTTAGCTAATCAAAATACTCAAGGTGTTGGTCAAGAGCAAAATTCCCAACTATCTCAACTACGACGACCAGATGTACGGTTAAAGAAATATCCACAAGGACAGTATAGAAACGGCAATTTACCTTCCCAGTCAAACGATTTTAGTAAAAGTGATTCACCATTTGCTAATTTCAAAGTACGGCGTTACAACGGCTTCGTTTATTAGTTATCCCATTGAATCCCACAATGACTCACTAATATCCACCCACTGCCCATCCGATAACGAATCCCACAGATAGCTTGCAATTACTATTAGGGAGCTACTAAATAACAAACTCGAATTTGTTTCTAAGTTTCGGACTTTTATGGGCAAATTGAATTTAATTCGGGGTGCAGAAAAGAGTGAGCTTGCCAATTCTAGTTTACTCTCTGTCGTCAGCAGTAGTTTGTCAAATTTTAGCTCTGATTGTGGAATATAATCCGATACCCGTCTCCCAAGCTCTAATAGATGCACATTTTCAATAGCTGGCACAAAAAGAAGGAAATTAAGTAGTTCTCCGCCAAACCCCTCACCTAAAACGAACGATGACAAATTCGGCAGCATATATCCAGCATCAAGCTTGGTGTTTTGTTGAAAATCAGCTAAATTTATCGATGTGTTGCTCACTCCAGCAACAACATCATGAGAAAGTAGGCATACTTGAGTAGTCTCAAGGTCGCCAAGAGTTAGTTCACGGTCAGCTACGTTCAGTCTTGAGTAATTTTGATTAAAGTTGGTAGCTGTGTAGTCAATTTCCAACAGTTTTGGTAGGTTTGGGTTAGTTTTACCAACTTTTAGTAATGAGTTGTTAGAATTTTTCGACACAATGAGTAAAGAGTAGCTGGGTGCATCAAAGATGATGTCTGAGACGCGAGGAGAGAGTTTCTGAGTAGAAGTAAAGGTTATGCCCTCAGAACCACGTACAGGAAAGTTTAGTGCGCCTGTAGAGATGAAGTCATAATTTGTGTTGCCAGTAAGATTTAGCTGAGTAAAAGTGCTACCTGAAATTGATGAGTAACTAGGATTAGTGAAATCTAAATAGCTACGGCATGGAAGTGAATTTATGCCTATATAGTCCAGTGATAAGGTCATGTGTTAATGTTGTTTTATCTATATTTTAGTTTATATGACTGTTTATCTTGGTAATGATGTTGGTTACAGGTCTAGCGGCTTTGCAATTGTAAATGCAGAAAAAGAAAAGTTACAATTACTTTATGCTGAAAATTTCTACACAGACAAAAACGACACTTTACCACAAAATCTTGCAGATATAGCTGCACACTTTAAAAAAATAGTTAAGCAGTATAAACCAACTGCTTATATTTATGAAAATCCTGTACTAAAAGGAGATATTGGTGCAAAGCTCAACCAATCTATAGGTGTAACTCGTTATTTGGCAAATAAGTACGGATTGGAAGAATTTTCTTATATGCCAACAGAAGTGAAAAAAGCAGTAGCTCATTTTGGAGGTTCTGATAAGCAAAATGTAATAGATGCAGTTGAAAAAGTGTTTCCAGAAAGAAAATTTGATTATAAAGAGAATCACTGTGCAGATGCAGCGGCTTGTATTCTTTGCCACATTTATAAAACAAGTGTAAAATTATAATAGTTAATAAGAATAAAAATGGCTGACACAATAAAACCGCACAAAAAAGGCGATACTTGGGATGGAGTTGAGTTTCACTTCGAGAGTGAAGATAACAACGTATACACTGACATGGACTTAACTGGCTATTCTTTTTCTGCCAAATTCAAGACTAGCCCTCAAGGTTCCGTAATTTGGGAATATAGCACTGTTAATGGTAAAATAACTTGCCCTACTCCTACAAATGGCAAAATATATTTTATGCCAGAAGTTATAAATTATCCCGCTCAGCGCTATATTTTCGGGATAGAGATGACTGCACCTAATGGGAAAGTTACTACAATTACAGACGGCTCTAGTCCGTTAGTTTGGAACATATTACCTGATATAAGTTAATGAGAGTTACAGTAAACCAGACACTGCAAGAGTACAAAGTAACTGCAACTGGAAATACAAATCAGTTTCGTATTGCAGTGTCTGAGTCAGTATCAACTAATATACGAGTTACAGTAGCGCAATTGGGAGTTAGTGGTCTTAGTGCATATGATTTAGCTCTTATAAGTGGTTTTGTAGGTACAAAAGAAGAGTGGCTCGAAAGTCTTCAAGGGCAAGATGCAACTTTAAATAGTTGGATTTATTATGTCAGCACTTGGGATACTCCTCCTGAATTTTTAGAAACAGTTACAGATGGGTCAATCTATCGTTATACGCAAAATGCTACAATTAGGTATAGATTTGTTCCTTCGCCTTATGTGTCTTCTCAAGATGCTTTTTACAGCACTTACAATAGTCCAAATTTAAGCGGTTTAATAGTTTCAAGATAATGAGTAAATCAAATACTTACGAAAACGATTTAATGTTATTCACTTTCAATGCTACTGCAATTGGTGGTATTGGCGGTAACTTATTCGTTTCTTTACATAATGCAGATGTCGGAGAAGCAGGGGTTCAAACTACTTCTGAAATTTCTTATACAGGATATGCAAGAGTTAGTGTACCCAGAGACAACACTGGATGGACTGTAGTAGATAATAATTCAGTTAATGCTGCACAAATTACTTTTGGTAATTGTACTGGAGGCACTGCTACAGCAACTCACTGGGCTATAGGTACAGCTTCTAGTGGGACTGGAAAAGTACTTTATAAAGGAGCGTTAAACTCTTCTTTATCTATTTCAGAAAATATTCAGCCAATTATCGGTGCTGGCGCTCTAAGTATTTCAGAGGATTAAAAAATGGGTTTTTCGAGTATTGATGCACTTGTAAATGCTATTACAGTAAATAATAGTATTCAAAAATTAGGCTTTAATAAAACAATTCAGACAGGAGCAACTTCTGCGGCTGGCAGATGGCACGAACTTCTTACGGCAGGTGGTACTGGCGGTCAGATGGTATTAACTGGAACAGCAGGTACTGGAATTGTACGAAATCGTTCAAGTGTTGGAGCTTTGCCTCTTAATGCCGACGTAGCAGCCCTTACCCGACATTTGTTGTCTATGACAGCAGTTACAGCTTCAGCTACAGCAGTTCCCTCTTATTTACTACTAACAGATATTATTCATATCTATCCTTCATTAGCTTTAACTGGCGCTCCGAGTACTTTATCTAACCATCCAGTCTGGACAGGTACGGGTAGCACTAGAATGACTAATGCCAATGGTGTAGAGGCTTCTCTTATTGTTACTACAGCAACAACTGCTGGTAATGGTCAAGTTACTTTGACATATACTAACGAAGCAGGAACGGCGGGGAGAACTACAACAGCACCTGCGGGTTCTCTTTTTGCACCTGCCACAGCAACTCCAGTTGGAGCTTGTTATGGTCAAACAAATGCAGCAGTTACAGTTGGTGGTCTTTACCATCCGAAACAAGCTGGGGATTTAGGTGTTCAGTCAGTGCAATCTTACGTTATCAATACAGGAGCAACATCTGGTGTAGGATGTTTAGTTTTACATAGACCTATTGCATACATTCCTTTAGTTGCTGCTAACGTAGCAGGGGAAAGAGATTTCCTTAATCAAATCCCTTCACTACCACGAATTTTTGATGATTCTTGTTTAGGTATGTTTATTCAAGTTGGCGGAGCATTGACTTCTGGTAGCGTAGTTTTTGGAGAAATTCAATATGCTTGGAACTAGCTTGAAGATTCCTGTCCCATCCCCTCCGTACAATGAAGGTACTGTAGTAGGTTTTGAAATTGTTGATGGTAGATTTATCAGAATCAATAGTCAAAAAGAAGCTTTGGATTTAATAGTTGCTCTACAAATTATTGCAGATAACTGGAGCATAAATGCTGAGGAATAATGGAGTTACAAGTAATGGATTAAGATTTGTTGGAGGAGGTTCATTTTCTTCTTCTCTAAACTCTAGGGGTGATGTTGGTCGGTCAATGGCTAATAGAATAGCCTTTGGCGCTACTACTTCTTATCCTGTTGGGTATTATGGAAGCGCTTTAAAACTTCCATTTTCAATAGGTCAAATAGCTAGTACTTTTAGAACATTTGGTTCGTCTACGACAACAGGTTCAATTCAAGCTGTAGGGTCTATTGCTGGTTCAGTAGATTTGACTGGTTTAATTACAACTTCAAGTTTTTTAATTGCAGGAAGCTTGAAATCAGGGACAGCTAACGGTGTTGCAACTTGTAATACCTTAACTTTATTTGGAAGGGGAGTTATAGGTGCAACTTTAAATATAGGATTTAAACCTTCTGCCTATGATATTGCTCAAGAAGTTTGGGGGGCTATAGCTTCGCTCAACAATGTAATAGGGACAATGGGCGAAGTTCTAAACAGTGCTACGGGAGGAGGCGGAGGAGGGGCAAGTGCTTCTAGTATTGCCACTGCCGTTTGGGATAGGTTATTATCTGGTCATATAATCAGTGGAAGTGCGGGTAAAGCTTTGGCAGATGCAGGTGGAGGTAGTTCTCCTGCAACTATTGCCACTGCGGTTAGAACCGAGCTTTCTACAGAGTTAGGTAGAATTGATACAACTGTTTCTAGTCGTTTAGCAAGTGCTGGTTATACAGCTCCAGATAACTTAACAATTTCGACTATTAATACTAAGTTAGGGACTCCTGCGACTTCTGTTAGTGCAGACATTGCAAGCAGAGCTTCTCAAACAAGTGTTAATGCAATTCCAACAACAACACTTCTTACAACAGATTTAAGACTTGATAATCTCGATACTACGGTAAGTAGTAGACTAGCAACTGCAAGTTATTCTGCTCCAATACCTGCTTCCACTATAGCCACTCAAGTACGAACTGAATTAGGTACAGAATTATCTCGAATTGACACAACTATTTCAAGTCGTAACGCAGTAACTCCACCTACTGTCACGCAAATTAGGACTGAACTAGATACTAACTCTACTAAGCTAGATGTTGCAATTAGCACAAGATTATCTGAAGTAACTTACACTATACCTCCTACAGTCTCTCAAGTAGCTTCTCAAGTTAGAACAGAAATATCAACAGAACTTGGTAGAATAGATGCTGCAATTTCAACTCGTCTAGCTTCTGGAGGATATACAGCCCCCGATAATGCGACAATATCAGCTATAAATACTAAACTGGGAACACCTAGCGTGTCTGTTAGTACAGATATTGCGACTAGAGCTTCACAAGCAAGTGTAAGTGCAATACCAACCACAACATTACTTTCCTCAGACGCTAGACTAAATAATCTTGATGCTGCTATATCTACTAGACTCGCAACTGCTAGCTACACTGCCCCTGCTTCTGCTGCTACGGTAGCTTCTCAAGTCAGAACTGAATTAACTGCCGAGTTGGGAAGACTTGACGTAGCGACCTCAACTAGGGCTAGCCAATCAAGTGTTAACTCCATACCCACTACGACCTTACTATCTAGTGACAGTAGACTTGATAATTTAGATGCAACTATTTCAAGCAGGTTAGCTAGTGCCTCTTATACAATACCCCCATCTGTTTCTGCTATTCGTTCAGAAATAGATAGCAATTCAACAAAACTAGATGTAGCTATCAGCACAAGGTTAGCATCAGGTAGCTACACTACACCTCCTACAGCTTCAGTGATTGCAGGACAAGTTAGAACTGAACTTGGTACTGAGTTAACTAAAATTACTGCTATACCTTCAAATCCGTTACTAACTACAGATAGCAGATTAGATAATTTAGATACCGCAATATCTAGCAGACTAGCCACTAGCAGTTATACTGCTCCTATTAGTGCCACTACAATTGCAAATGCTGTTTGGACTGCTGTAACTAGAAGTTTAAATGTTGATGTGACAATAAGCACAGCCCAAGTGACAGCAATAGCAACAGGCGTAGAAGCAGCCATCATAAATGAAGGCGATAGTCAACAAGTAATAGCAGCTATTGTTGCAGCTATTGGTAATACAAACATAACATCTGGAGTAATTGCATCAGCAGTTAGGTCAGAGTTGGCTACTGAACTAGCTAGAATTGATGTAGCAACTTCTACAAGATTAGCTTCATCTGGATATGTAGCTCCAAATAATTCTGCTATTGTTTCTATACTTGAAGATACTAGTGAACTTCAAACTAATCAAGGTCAGTGGGTAACTGCAACAGGATTTGCTACACCAACTAATGTAAGTAATGCTCAAACAGCTATAATAAGTGAGATTAATGCTAACGAAACTAAATTAGATAGTATTAAAGCTAAAACAGACGTATTAGTTAATACAAATTTATCAGATATTGAAGCTGATTTAGTTATTATTAATGAAGGTGTTAAAAAAGCTAGTTTATTAGTACCACACTCAGAGGATTTATAATTGGATACTTTTCAAAAGCAGTTACTAAGTGGGTCTACGTCAGGAATTGGTATTCCTATCAATGCCACAACTTCAGGTTCAGCTAACACGATTCACACGGCTCACCCGACAAATTTGCACGAATGTTGGGTCGCATTTTGCAATAATAGTGCGAATGATGTACTTGTAACTCTTGCAATTGGCGGGACTGGTTCAACTAATTTAATTCCTGTTACTATTCCTGCTGGCAGAGGACTTGTGCCTGTGATAAATGGCTTAGTCTATACAGGCTCGGTAGTTATAAAAGCTTGGGCTGCAACTACTGGAGCTATTGTTGCGTATGGATTTGTTAATGAGATTGTAACTATCTAATGTTCCCCAGACATACCTATTCTCCTGAACTTATCCAACTAACTGAAGTAGAGCAGAATTATTTTCCTACTACTCTAGACGTATACGATAGCAGCACGACTTCATATACAGCATCCTCGACAAATTACTCAACCGTCACAAACAAATACGATTTCTCATTCTTTGGGCAATTTTATCCCTCTGGAGTCATAAATCAGACTTTATTCACTGTAGGGGATATTTTTGACTTTGCAATCGTCTCTGGTGTGCTAGTAATCAAGCGTCAGATAGCTTCGGGCATCTTTGAAACTATAAGTACTGGACTAACCTTTACTACGCTCACATGGGCGCTGCTGCGCGTTGTCAGAAAAGGAAATGTGCTGAGTATCAAGGTAAACGAGTCGGCGGCAACTCTCACTTTCAACTACAAGATTCAGTCTGGCACTTTCAAGGTCGGCAACTTTACTGGAGATGTCGAAAATATTGGATACAAGTCTGTGGCATTGCCTTGGCTTTTATCAATAAATGCAGATGTTTTTGCTAGCACCTTGGTTGACTATAAGCCGAGTGACAACCAAATCTGCTATCTAAAATATGCTGATGAGATTGGTAACTTTACAAAACCAACTGACACGACCACAAATGATTACAAAACACAGACGAAGCTAGTGACACCCAATTCTTTCGTCATACAAAGCGCTCGACCCCTCACATCAAGTTTTACAGTCGAGCTACGTTTTTTATCAGCTAATATCGGTGCAAATGTAGAACTACTAAGCTATTGGGACTCACCTAACCTTAGTTTTTTTGTGAGAAAACTAGACAATCTACTTAAATTTGGCAGACTAAACTCAAGTGCTATTAATTTGCAAGATATTGGCACTTTTGACCCCTCAGAGCCTATTCAAGTACTTCGCCTAGAGTTTAACCAGTACACGGTAAAAGTGTGGCTAAACGGGGTACTAAAGCTCACTACTACGTTACAAATAAAAATACCTAGCTACAAGTTTCGGTTTAATTCAAGTAAATATCAAGCGCCTACAGGCAATTTCAGTTTAATTTCTTTTTCTGTCTGGGAAAGGGTCACTAACCTCGACCAATATTTTCCTCAAATTGACCCAATTTTACCCCAAGCTAAGGTCGAGCAATTTTACCCGATTAAGTTCAGGAACAAAACGTCTTCAACTTTTCAGGGGATTTTTTCTAGGCGAATTTTTTCTATTTCTGGTGCAACTTCTGTCGCCCCAAATTCAACAACAACTTATACAATTACTCAGACTGGGGTATACTCTAATTTCACAACTTATTTTTTAGATTTATTAATTCCATCCAACTCTGATTGGCAAGTGGGTGATGTTGGATTAAATGTCAGTAATGTTTCTGTAGCTCCAAATTCATTGACGACAACTTTCCAGCTAGTTCTTAGTAATTTTGCAGTGCGTCCAGCTAGAAAACCAATCACTATAAGAGTTTCAAATGGTACTTATTATCAAGATTACTTGGTTGACCTTAATGAATCCCGCAGTTTTGGTATCACAAATATTTCTGGGTATCTTGATGGATACTTTGCAAAATCAAGTGTAACTAGCGGCACAATACCAAATCTCACTGCAACAGCCAATGCAACAACAAGCGCGACATTGGAAACTTCGCTTCTATACGGCAAGACATACAACATCGCAAGCTCAGGGCAGAAAATAAATTTATCATCTCCAGTGGTCGGTGTCCGCACCTTATTTTTTGTTTATCGGGAATTAGCAGCAAAATCGTATCGTAAATATGTTGGCTCAGCTTCTGGATATACCTTTAATGGCGGCTCAGGCACTCAGTTGGTCGGCGCACTTCAATTTAATGAAGGTGATTTTGTAAAAGTAGCTACGCAGTCTGGTCGCTTTAGTAAAGTGGCAATTTCGGAAGATGAAAGTAATTTGGTCTATATTGATGACTTGGCAAACACAGTCAAAGTAGTACGAAGAATCTCTGGTGTGTGGCGATTTGATTCTGCGGTAACTTTGCCACTGACTTCAGGTGACGCTGCTGCTCTAGCTAATGCCTCGCTTCAAATAAATAGCACTGGAGATTTGATTTGTATTGGTGTTAAGAATAGCAACTTGGGTGAAGGTCGCGTACTTCACTTCACTCGGACTGGTGTAGCTACTTGGACATCTAGCCTTAATTTAGGTCAAACCAGTCCTCTACCTTATATCGATGGTTTTGGACTTTCTGCTACCGTAAATGATTACGATACCAAATTATTAGTATCAGTTCAGGATAGTAATCGCATCTACCAATTCCAAAAAAATGCTGGTATCTACAATACAACTCCTAGTAACGTCTTCAACTTTTTTGGGAAAAAAATTCTGGGTAATTTTTCTTTGTCACGTTGGGCGGCGATGGACAATTCGGGAAATGTGAGGGTTTTTGACTCAGATACACTCACACAAACGATTACAGGCGCAGACTTGGACTTCGCCCTGAAGGGTGATTACTTGGCGACCGCCAACTTCTCTAACGAAGTGAAAATTTGGAAATACGAAACTGGTACTTGGACAGTCATCAAAACCATCACAAGCGCGACCACTAATTTTGGATACTCGTTGTCATTCAATTCTGCCTATGACTTGCTGGTGGGTAGCCCAAATGAAAGTACTTCTTTTCTGTACTCTTTTTCTGACAACTGGACTACCCCGAAAAGTTTCGTTAGTACTGGACTATATGGGTATACGAATGCTCTAACGGCTGATAGTGTCCTGATAAGCAACTACACAGACCAACTAGAGTTTTATAGTAGCGATGGAGCTAGTATTCCTCAGATAATTACAGATGTGAGGCAAAAAAAAGCGTCTGTGACTCTAAGTACAAACTTAGATAACACAGACGCTCAGGTATTGGTGTTTAGTTCAAGCAGCGCGTTGACGGTTGACAGCATCGCTACAGATATTCAGGGACTTTTCTTGGGCTGCTTGATGTATAACAGACAGCTTACTACGGCTGAGATTCAGGGGATTGAGACAAATATTCATGAATATCTTGGGTTGGCGGAGAGGTCACTTTACTCCTAGACTACTCTTCAAAATATCAATCTGAACTTGCTCAATAGTTTTAGTGTTAGGAGTCTTAGGTAGACGAGTATTTTGCTTAGCTTCTTCGAGTTTTAGTAGAAGAGCATCCACATTTTGTTTTACATCATCATAATCTACATTACCATTTCGGATTGACTTAATATACTCTGCATCTCCTACAAGTCTTCTGTCAGGCTGAATACCTTCGCCAGATAAAATTTCAATACCAGTTTGTAACAATCGATAGCAGTGACCCAGATGTTTTCCATCGTAGCCACATTTTGCTTCTACCTCTGCTCTTTTGGAGTTGCGGTTGTTTTTCCAAGACTGATAAGCTTCATACTCTTGTAGAGCAGTCCTATATGCTTGAGTACCTCTTAAAAGAGTCATAAAATCATTGGTTGCTCTTGTATAGTACTGAACACAGTCTAGTACTTCTTCTGGCAACTTCCTCTCTTTTAGTAAACCTTTTAATTCAATTTTTTCTAGTAGCTCTACAGTGGTTTCATGGTACTGAGCAGCATCTTTAATCAAAGTGTATAAGAACTCAAGAAAAGCGTGTAACTGCTCTTTTCTCAAAGGATTCTCGTCAAGTCCAAAGTCTTTAGGGTTTGGAGGCACAGAAAAGAAATTAGGGTCTTTTTTGTACTTGAGTAGCCATTTCCTATGTGTGTCAACCTTACGAATTTGAGCGTGAGCGTAACCTGAATAGCTGTAATAAACTTTCTGGGACAAGAATGAATCTCGAATAGCAATCAGTTGCTTTGCCGCCCCACTACACACAATATAATTTTTAGGGTCAACATAAAGAACCTCTAGAATATTAGGGTTGTTCAAAGTCGCCAGATGGCAAAATTTTTTCAGATTATAAATGACACTATCTGTACCTGTCAGTATAGGAAATACGCAGGTTGGCTCATTAAAGCTATCTAGCTGCTCAAATGTCTTAGTGCCAATGAAATAGTCTATGGAAGGAATACAGATACCTTTGTAATCGTAATCACTATCCTCATTCTCAATACCGTACAATCTAGACCCAGTAAGGCTTAATAGAATTGTATTTTGTTCTGCTTGGATTCTTTTCATAATTTACTCATAGCTCTCAGGGTCAAGGTCTTCAGCAGTGATTTCTCTGCATCCGATGTAGCAGATGCAAATGTCGTCTTTACTTATCACAGTCTCACCCATGACATCAAGTTTTGAGTCTCTCAGTACATCAGCGACGAAAAGTATTCTACCCATGTTGATTGCATCTTGCTCGGTTTCATCTGGCTCATCGAGCAGAACTGTGTAGATATTGTTGTACGTGTCCTCGCTATTTCTAATTTCAGCGTAGACTGCCACAACGTAGATTCTGTTTTTAGGTTCCATGATTATCCATTATTGGTGGAATGATTAGTTCATTATAAGGATTAGCAAAAAATTCCCAGTTGGGTTTGTATCTATACTTTGCAATTTCTTGTTTGAAAATCGTATCTAATTTCTTGGGGTGAAGAATACTCATTTGCTGTACCAAAAATACCCGTTAATTTGCCACCAGATAAATCTAAGGGTAAAATAGCAGTAGCTATCTCTATTACCAAATCTAGGGCATATCTCAAACTGAAACAGAGGAATAAAAATCACTCCTCCAAGCTTCCAAGGTCTATGCCATACAACACTACGCTCAACTCCATCACGACATTTATGTTTACCGCGAAAAAAGTCAACGGGGAAGACTGTGACGAATCGATGTTTGATGCGGGAGTCACGTTTCATTAGTATTCTTTATCTCCGCGCTTTTGAATGATTTCGATTTGGTCGTATCCTGAATATTGAAACTTGAAGATAGTTGATACAATGTCTTGCGCGGTAAACACATTCTCTTCAACCACGTCTTTAGGGAACCATAATAACCACAGAAGCCAATCTTTTAGGGTAGATTTCCTTCTTCTGCCTGTTACAGTGTAGTAGATTTGTTGTGTGTATTCAGCCATATCACACCTTAATTGCTACTTCATATTCTGGTTCAGGAGATTTCAATGCAGCAACACGTTGTTTGAAGTCAAACTCCATCATCAAGATTTCATCACTGATTTGCAGTGCTAGAATCTGTTGTTGCAAAGCTTCGATTTGCTCTTTCAGCTTTAGAATTTCACCTTCGTTGGATGCAATGTGGTCTGTGATTGCGTCATCGATAGTTTCTCTCAGTTGAATTAGCTCATCGGTCAACACGACTTTGCTAGCTTTGCGCTTGACCTGAATGCTGCTCTTGCCAAGCTTCGCGATTGTGCCAGTTTTTGCGGTGTCAAAGCGTTTAGTGAACAGTTGGGTTACTTTTACCTTTACGTCCTTCAACTCGGCTTGGACGCTCTTTTCTTGACTGCTCAAGTTGATTGCAGAAAGGAGCAACTCATTCTCTTCAGGCGAAAGTTCGGTAGTGGTGTTAGAGACAGCGAGAATTTGTGGTGCGGTCATATTAGTTACCAAAGTAAAGTTTCAATGCAATGTAGCCAAGAAGTGCAGGGATGACGAGCGCCATCATGAGTGGCAAAATTAGGTGAGAGAACATATTAACTCTTAAACCTTTCAACTACACCGTCAACAAGCAGAGACAGAAAAAATAGTATGAGGCAGACTGTAATAATTGCAAGCAGGGATAGTAAAAGGTAAGTGACCAAGTTAAGCAGTAGTGTCAGCATTAGCGCCTCGAATCACAACAAACCAATACTAAGCGTCAATTCTCTTTTCTGCATCTGTCTCAGGGCTGATTAGTTGCCTCAGTGTTTCTTCATCTTCTGGGGCAAAGTCGATACACAATTGATGCTGCTCGTTAAGTACATCGGTAAAGTCGAAAAGATATGCTTCAGCAGCAAAGAAATAATTGAGCCTCACTAAATTACGGTAAGGTTCCCCGATGTTAGTTAGTTGTACACTCTTAGGAATAATTTGTCTTACAACACCTTCACTGATAAGATACACTTTATCGTCGATTTTGAAGACAGATTGTGGGTCATCGAAGCGGAGTGAGGGATGGTCGCGGAAATTTGTGAGTACTTTGTTCATGGTTTTTTAAAGTATTTGACTCGGTTTGAAGGGTAAGTCCTCAGTGTGTAACCATTACCTAAAAGTAAATCTGAAATTTCTTCTTTTGACCAGTTTAAGCTAGGTATGGCTTTCTTGATATCTGCCGTAGTGAATAATCTGTTGAAACTATAGGCAACATTCAAAATAGAGATATCCACTGAATCATTTGTAGACATCATTTTCCAGTCGTAAGCTTTTAATATCGCCTCTGACATTGTTTTGAAAGATACATCCTTGCAACCGAACGTTTTCATGAGTTCGGCAGTAATTTTGTTGTAAGCACGACGAATTACATTGTTGGCAGAACTACCCTTGTACAGAACTTGTACAGTATCTTGCTCATCATCCTCCACAATCTCAAAATCTTCTAAAATATGTGGGTTAGCTAAAAAGTATCTAGCTATGTTTGGCGCTGTTAGTCGTTGGGTATTTTCAACTGTCTGTTGTAGCTTATCTAATGATTTTTGTAACCCTGCAATCGTTGGTAGGATAGCCATAGAGACTTCCCTGCCTTGCTCAAGAGTTATAGAGGTAGTTTCGGAAAACACTAGCGCTGCCATTTCTACATCTGGTGGTCTTTTTAATATTGCCTTATCTAAGTTGTTCATGTCAAGTATTATTGTACTTAACTTATTGTACACCATACTCTTGTACAAATATTGTAAATTCCTAGATAATCTTGTACAAACTTCTATAATCAGTAAGGCTTCCAAGGTCTGTACAAGGATTTCCTATATTATTGTTATTATTATTCAGGATAAATCTTCACAGCCCATCGGCGCTTGAGATACTACCAGCTTCGATTTGGTATTTCAATCTTGTGTAAATTCTTGGAAACCCACTCTTTATAGTGTTCCTCCCAATAGTCAGTAATAGCTCTCTCTGCTTCTCGTTGTGAGTCGTAAGGTTTCTCGCAAAGAATACCTGTACGTTTGTGAATCACGTACCAATATGAAGTTTGTACCCAATCTGGTGCATCTTTCTCGCGTCCATCATAACGGGGAGCTATTTTGTAATATTTCTCTACATGGTGCATTGCAATTCTGAAAGGACATGACTTGATGTATTCTTCTTTCCTAACATCCTCCGAAGTTCGACCAGCAGTATAAAATTCCCGACTTGGCAATTCAGGCTCTACCCAAGACTCGGTAGCTTCGTATAGAGATTCAATCCAACTGCGTAATAATTTTTTCATGTTAAGCAACATCCTCTAGGTACGGATTCCGAACAGTAATAACAGTTTCCTCGTCAGTAATCTCAGACTCAAGTGCAGGATAGCCTGATGTATCTCTTGTGTACACAACATCGTTACCCTCTTTATCAAATACAGTCTTCCACAAAATCGATGGATAGCTGCCCCAATCAGAACCAGAGTAGTCAGTATCTAAGTCCGTGAGGTAAGAAATCTCAACGATATCAGGATTGAGTAACCACCACTTTTTACGCATCAGCTTCACGTAATTCTCGTTGTTTTCTTTCTGTTGCTGGTTGAGGTATTCGGTAACAGCGCAGTTTTTATTCAGTTCTTCGTAAATAGATTCTAATGTGTCTGGCATGGTATCGCCTCAATTTATTTAGCCATTTTATATACGTTGTAGCAGTTTTGCAATACTCCGATGGTAAGATATAACAATGACTACCCTTTTCAGCACTTGCGTTGACATCACAGAAAAAGTAATACGAGAACAACCAATTACATCGGCTGCTCTCCCTATAGCAGCAACCATTCTCGACAATACGAATACCAACATCACCTCAACACTGTTTGGTATCTCAGCGCTACCATTAGACGCAAGCTACTGGGACGTGACAGATAATTCAGTACAAAATGAAAATGATATCAACTTCGGAGAGGCGATAGCCGACTATGCAGACCCCATTTTCCTCCGTCTTACTACCTCTGACGGCATTGTTTTTGATACTGTTGCACTTGATGTCACCATAGAGACTGGCTCAGAATTGACTCTCTACGCAGACACAGGTGTAACACTGACACTGGACTTCGGCACAGCCAAGCTAAGCAACGCGATACTCAACTTACTTTTTAAGGGAACAAACACTTTTCCCAGCTCACTAAGCGCCAAATATTACGACAACAGTGGTACATTACAAGCAACCATTAGCTTGACAGCAGCTAAGTGGTCAGAACGTGAAATTGGTACACTTGGCGAGATATTTTTCGAGTACGGTAACACGCAGACTTTACCGAGTATCAACAGCACAATAAATCTTGCGAGAATTACAGATGCAAGTAACAATATTTGGTTCGAGGCAGATATAGCTATACCCACGACGCTAAAGCCAAGTTCAGTTATCTACTCCAATAGCCTTGTTTTGCGCGTCAGCGACCCAGAGATAAATTTGGCGACATATACTTCACCAAGCAACAGTTCGAGCCTCCTACACTTAGATTTCAATGGTAGGTTAAGTGACCAGAGCAGCAATTCAAAAATATCCTCAATGGTAGGTATTGAATATGAGTCAGAAAATAAGTTGTTTGGGACGGAGTGTCTTATTTGTGGCTCAACTACCAATGTGCAGTATGAAGGTGTGGTTTTTCCTAATGAGTTCACACTGAATACTTTTGTGTATTTTACACAAGCTACGAATGGTAGACTTATTATTTTCACGGAGAAAGCTGGAATTTTCAAGTTAGCTAAGACAATTTCAAATAATCTTGAGGTAAGTGTAAATGGCAGCATATTAATTTCAGTACCTTGGACTCCAGTTATCCATCAGTGGAATCATGTATGGATACAGAAGAGTTCTTCTGAAGTAAAACTCAGAGTAAATTCAGGAGACATTGACACTAGTACAGCCTATACAACTGCCACAGCCACAAATAGTAATGCCTTCATTATAGCCAGCAATATTTTAGGTTTATGTAATGGTGTTTATCTTGAAGATGGTACTCCAACCTTTCAACCCTTCGTACAACCTTTACCTAAACGTAGATACGATTTTAGCAATATCAGTTTTTGGGAGTGGATAAATCTAGAATTTCCTCAATTAAAATTGTACTTCTAGGATGCCCTGATTTTTCCTCTTCTGTAGCGTATCGCCAATCAACCCATCTTAGTCTGGTATTTTTTACTCTATCCATTATAGTTTGACGATTCACTTTCTCTACTTTAGCTGCTATTGCTACGCATCCGTAGTACTTGCCGTTTATCACTATTGCTATGCTCCGACAATGTTCAGCACCTACATTAACACCTTTAAGACTATTGCTGAGTTTAGCTCTAGTTTCTTCCGATACTATCTTACCTCTATGTGCAGCACTGACTTTTGCTTTGTGTTCGTCAGTTAATTTTCTGCCTAGAGTGTGTTTATTCCCTTTATTTGCAGCACTAATTTTTGCTCTGGATTCTGCTGTTAGAACTCTTGTTCTGTTTGCCTCCCCTATCCTAGCTCTCGCCTCCTCACTTAGTTCCCTACCTTTACCTGCCGCACTAATTTTTGCCTTAGTTTCTTCGCTAAGTTTTTTACCGAGCATATGTTTGTTACCTTTATTTTTTGCTCCAATTTTAGCTTTTGTCTCTTCGCTATGTACTTTCCCTTTATTGGAAGCGCTAAGTTTTAATCGGGTTTCGATACTCTTTACCCTGCCTTTATTGGCAGCCCCTATTTTTGCTCTATGTTCTTTGGTAAAAATAAGTCCCTTACCCCCCATTCCCCCTACTTTCATGTTATAGGTATCTGGACGATTAACAAATTCTTGAGTAACCATAACTTCTTCAGCTAAGTAAGCATCTTCGGCACAGTTAAACTCTGCTAGGGTAACTCTGGTGAAATTTTCCCTGCCATGTTTTTTAATGGCTGGTTTCAAAGCATCACCACTTCCAAGATAATTTTTAGACCTGTAAGTGTCGGTAAGTTTGTGTACACCAACATAAATTTTATGATTTAACAAATTTTCGGTACGGTACAAAATCCACGTTTCCTTATCTTCTGTCATTGCACGTAATCACTTTTTAATGTATAATGTGATTATAACATATCGTATACAGATTATGAGTATTGACAAAAGCAAGAGATTTAACGCAAACTTATCAGAAAAAAGACTCGAAAAACTTAGAAAGTACTCTGAGTCTAAGGATAAGAAAATGACCGCAGTTCTAGAAGACTGGATTGATTCCCTCCCCGAAACAACAGTATAATAAAACTACCCCTAGAGAAATAACATGGAAACCGACCTAAATCCTATCATTGAAAATCAAATAAAGCTGATAGCGAAAGCCCAAAATTTAGCACTCATTGAATTAAACGAGAAGACTAGCGAAATGGTAGAAACTCACTTAAATCTCTTGTTTGAACTCTATGACATTGCAGAGATTTTTTGGGATGACGATGGAGAGGATGATGCACCTGTAGATGCACCAACCCCTACTCCAGAAGACTCTAAGCGTTACTAGACTGCCTTAGTTCATGCTCTGCGAGAAGGAAACGTTTACAAAGTCCCGACCTTACGACATCCGAAATTTGGAAGTCCACTCTTTTGAAATCCTCTTCCATAGATGAGAGAATCTTCAAGAACTTTAAGACCCCTTCCTTCTCATCATCGTACTTGAAATCTGATTGCCAAAAATCCCCTGAAAATATAATCCTTGAACCTTCACCTACACGAGTTATTACTGAAGATAATTCGTGAAAATTTAAGTTTTGAAACTCATCAACCACGATAATCGAGTTTGCGATGGTAAGACCTCTTACAAAAGATGTACTTTTGAACTCTACAGTCTTCTCTTTTTTCAGTACATCGTAAGGATTAGGGATTGTAGGTAAAAGTTCTGCGAAAATTGCACGATATATATCTTCGTAGGGGAGCTGCTTCTCTTCTAGTGAACCCTTAAGAAAGCCTTGATTACGGGTAGGTACAGTCGAACGGAAGATTATCACTTTTTCATACTTACGGAGCAAGAATGACTTGAGAGCAAGAAAAAGCGCAAGAAAGGATTTACCTGAACCTGCGCTTCCGCTTAGTATTAGATTGTAGTTCTCACCCCAATAATCAAAAACGCGAGTTTGATTTTCAGTAAGTGGCTTAACTGTGAGTAGCTTTGAGATATCGAATAGAGCAGTGGATGATTGGTTTTGTCGTTTAGCCAAAATCTTCGCCTGTTGCTAGGTTTTAATGATTCTAGCACCTCTAGCCATACTTAAGCAGTTCAGCTAGCTTTTCAGTTGGGGGCGTTTTATATACTTCAGTCCGATACCCCGTATCTCTAACCCAACACACTAGGTCAGTATAACTCCAAAAGAATAGACGTTCTTGGATAACGTAGTAACCCTCATACTGATAACCCATTATTCTTGTTTTACAACAATTTTTAGGCTTTCTCATCAATGTGCCTGTGATGTTATTAATTGCAAAATTTCGTCAAGCGCCTCATCTCTCAAGTTATTTCCAAATTTATAATCAGAGACTATAGCTTGAATTTGTTTGATTTTTGATGCACGTTCTTTTTGCCTTTTAGTGATAGTTTTATAAGACTCTTCACTATCCCACAACTCATAACGACTGTCTGTGCCTACACCGTTAAAATTAAACTTTTCAGGGGCAGAGTAATTGACTTCTACGTGCAAGTATAATCTACCAACTTTTGCAATCGGAAAAACTCCCAAGCTTGTAATTTCGTTGCGGAATCCTTTTTGAGTTACGAAAACTTCGTCGCCTACTTTTAGTGTTTTTGTTAGCATATTAAATTGCTGCGAGTGCTTTAATAAGTTCGGCACGTTCAGTTGTTTTGTAGTTCTGCAATGCTGAGCGAGTCTTTTCAAACTCAACATTTGGATAACAATAGCAAACATCACCAAGCATATCCACTTGAAAAAACATACCCTCATCTCGCGAGGGGTAAATGCTGCCTATAGCTACAATATGCTCAAGTACAAGAACCCTACCATCTTGGAGTATATATAAGTGTCTAGTATTCATTGGCTTTGCTCGTGATTAACCACTCAATATTACCTGCAACCTCTTTTCTATGAATCCCTCTAGAGGTATAATAATGAGATGAGCAGACCACCTCGCAACGGCTATACGATAAACAGTGATTTAGAGCTTTCGGCACTAGATTCCTTGTTATTACCTGCAAATACGCCTTTAATTAATTTTGACCGCAAATGTTGGGGAATCTTTACAGAGGCGGCTAACAGTCTCAATGCATCTTCTGGCTTCGAGTACATTCCCCAGAACAGTATTAACGCATACGACTTGACCTCAATAAATATCTCAACCGACACATACTCACTTGACCTAGCTAGCGTCACACAGTACATCAGCATCACCCTAGCTGCCAACACTACACTTACAATCCTCAATGCTGGCAAGTACACAAAATACTATATCGAGCTTATCTCAAACGGTCACATAATCAAGAATTTCACTGATATTTTTGCGCTACCCAAACAATATAGTCTAGTAACACTGCTCACGGCATATTTTGGAAAGCAAGTCTTAGAACTGCAATACATCAATAAACTCTACGCAAATATCGACTACAGCGACAATATCACTCCTGCTGGCGCAGTCGCTATGGTGCAGAAAATAAATTGGATAGCCCCTTCCAGCGAAGTATTGTATTTGGCGTTCGCATCATCAACAACTACATATACAGGTTCGGGCATCTCAACAATCGGCAATACAATCGGCACTCCGAGCATAGTCAAAGCCCGTCTAATCCTTTCAGGGGGCAGACTTGAGGCGACGAAAACATCGGCAATCGACCTCAACGAAACTGACTTTACCATCTCCTTCTTTTCTGCCAAGATGACCGCAGGGAACTATGGATGTATCTTGGGTAGCCATCGCTCTTCCAGTGCTGGCTTTTATGTGGGTGTAGCGACTGATAGTACCTTGTTTGCTATCTTTGGTAGTAACACGCTCTCTTGTGTCCTTCCAGACGATATAGCCGAGCATAGCGTTGTCATTAATAGAATCGGGCGAGTCTACAAAATATTTATCGATGGAGTCCTGAGCACCCATCTTAAAGCAACTAATAATTTCAACAACAACTCAACCGAGCCACTGTGCATAGGTAGCTTAAAAAATGCAGTAGGAACACCTTCATGGACTTCCCAGAGTTGGCAAGGATATTTGCGCCAACTTACCATTAATACAGCAGCCAGCACTCCTTTTTCTGCCAATGACGTTCCACCCAATGATACACTCACTGCTTCCACTGTTTTGCTACTGAAGTATAACGTCAGCGATGCCGATTTTGCCCAGTACACCCTTTCGCGTAGTTTTACGTCGAATGTTACGGTTCAACCTCTTATCGCGTCAGGACGGCTCAATAAGTACTCGCACATTGGATATACCAACAGCAATTTAGAAATAACTGGCAATGTCACGCTCGAAGCTAAAATATTCAATCCTTCTGGCAATACGCGAGGTGCGATTATTGATGTTGAAGGTGGCTTTACGTGGGGCATCTATGACCTCAAGCTCAGAATTGCTTTCGGCAGCTTTACTTTGGATGGTGTGACTGATATCCCCGATAGCACGATAGTTGATGTGTCTTTTGTAAAATCTGGCACAACTTGTTCTCTATTCTTGAATGGCGAATTAGAAGCAACTGATACAACCAGCGAAGTGATGAATACAAGCTCGTCAAGCTCGGAATTTAGCATCAAGAGGTTGTATAGTCAAGACAGTGCAGTAGCAAATCTTAACACCTCGTTATTCCGCAGTAGAAGTTGGATTGAAATTGCTCAACTAAGAGTCACCAAGACTGCGCGGTACACTGGAGACTATATTCCTGACGTTTTTTACGGAGAATAAACATGGCTCATCCTATCTCTTTTTCTACACTTACTGAAATTCTTAATCTTGATGTTAGTGCGATTCCTCAAAGTTTTGCGGTTGTGTGCATTGAATTGAAGTCTTGGCTCATTTATGATGCAACCTCTGCTGACGCTGTTGTTTCAGGGCAGATATTCGCTCCTACGGTTGGTGCTGGCAGATGGTTCAGGTCAAATAACACTACTAACAAACTAAACACGATTACGAGCGTCACAACCACTTCAGGGACGACCGTAGCCGACTTTACGAGCGTAGAGCAAGTTCGAGTGGTATTCACACAAAACAGCACCATTAACCTACAGACAACGCTGAGAAATGGTGCTGGTAGCTTATTGTTGGATAGGAATAGTGGTGCTTGGACGATTACGGGGTGGGACTCAAGACTGAGATGGGGTTCTTGGGCGACCTTCGCATTTTCAAGTAATTTCGCAATTATCGAGTTTACTTGTATTAACAATCTTATTTATGTGAAGAGTGTCACTCACTATTAAATTTCCTTATACAGCATAAAATTTTGACAGACCAAGGAATATAGTTTGGGGATTTACCTCTTTTCTTAATGATTTTAATAACATCAAAACCTATAGGGTTTACTTTAGATAGTTTTTCAGCATCAATAATAGCTGTATTCTTATCTTTATAGGTGTATTCACAAGGTACACCAGCTTCTTCACAAGTAAGTCCACAAGCATAAGGAGTATTGCCACTCCTAGAAGATTTACGAATTATGTACATGGTTTATGTAACATAAGTGGTTCTGGTAGTTGAAGATACTTTTTAAAAACCTCAGCTTCAGCCCAAGGCAAATATTCGATAGACTCCGTAATTTGCTTACTGTGATGAGTTAGTAATTTGCCATTCATACCCCTGATAATAAATGAGAGATTCCAAGTATTATCAAGTACCATCATTCCCATACCTACATATTTGAAAAACTTGTCTGAAGGGTCAGAGTAGTGGTAATTCCAAAGTTGTAGTTGATGTTCAAAATCTGAAGGTGTTTTATTTTCAAGGGTTGTAATCATTTAATTCCAATCCTCAAATGCTAATCTAGCTTCTTGTTTTTGGTTTTCAACATAATCTTTCAACTCAGAAATTTCTTTTTGTTGCTTGAGAACAATTGCAGTTAGAGCAACAAGGCTATTCTTAAATCCGCTATCAAAAGCAAGAGGATTTATAAAGCCTAAGTAGTGTTTTTGGAAATCTTCGAGATGTTCTAGAGCTTCTTCTTCAAATATCATATTCTTTCACTAGTTTGATTTCATCAGGTGTATTAGATTGTTTTTCCCACTCAAGAAGAAAGTTAATTTTAGATTTAGCTTCTTCGAGAGTATCGTATTTGGTTACATGTTGAGGGAGACTCTCTATTTTCATTTTTTGTTTTCTCCAGATAAAAGATTGAAGTTCTCTGCCTGTCTTTTCCCTGAGATACCAAAAGAAACAGAATCGTTCTTTGATGAAATAGTAGTCTTCACTGACATTGTGAAAAATCTTGAATCGTGGCGGGAGTTTAAATTTCATGAGTTCTATCCCAATCAATAATCACAGAAAAAGTGGGTAATGTGAACCAAACACTGTTAGTACCAGTATCTGTGCGAAAATGCCAAGACCAATACTTAAAAGACTTGAATACAAAAGTAAACATCACCCTAAGTAATAAGAGGACAATAATATCAGCACCAGAATTAAAATCTGCAAGCAATTTAAACTTCATCGTTGTACCCACTTAATTTAATCAAAATAACCTCCTGCTGGGTCAAAGTCTTCTTCTGGTTCTCCAAGTACATCAATCAACCAATCACGTTGAATCTGCACTCGTCTAAAGTAGTCTACCTCATCTTTATATTCCTCAAGTTGTTGTTGTGCTTGTTTCAAGGCTTCTCGACGAGATGCACGTTTCATTGCGCGATACTTAGGTGTAAAGTTGTATTTGGTATCTACCCTCTGATTATCGCCCCAGTTAGTCCCTCCATACTTACGACTAACTTTACGTCGCAATTTGAGCAAGTAAGCCACAAATCGGTGTGTATTTGGGTTACCGAGAAACTTAATACGTTTATGGAGGCATCTTAGGAACTTGAGGTCAATATGCTTCTTTGTTCGTGACATTTATCTTCTCCTTAAGCATTAGAAAATATTATTGTAGTAGGTGACACGCATTTCGTCAATCCATCTATTATTTAATTTTGCTTTTTCAGCTTCTGCTTTTTCTAGTTGGTAACGTTTTTCACGTTCTAATTCGCTTTGTTTTTCTTTTTCCGCCTCTTCTTCGAGATATTTCTCAATGATTTCGGGAATAAATAGTTCATCGAAATGTGTGAGTTGTTTGTGCCAATATTGGTATTTGCGTTTACAGGAGTTAATTTCCCATTCCTCGCTTTCAGAGTTCAGATTTTCAAAAATAAAATCCAAATCTTTCAGAGCTTTTTTAATTTGGTTGACTAGAAGAGGAGTATTTTCAGAAACAAGAGAGCTATATTTCTGTAGTAGATGTTGAGTGTCAATATAAAGCTTGTTTAACTCATCATCAATGATGACTAATTTAACTTCTTCTGGCTCAGTTGGCAAACTTTCTAACATATTCTACTCATATAAATACATCTCATGTTCAGGCATCATATCTGCAAACTGTGCAATCAAAGGGCGTACATCAACCCAATTAAGACCTCCAAGACCACAACCAAGTTTTGGTATATGTAGATTGCGAGCTTGTTTACGCCAATACTGGAAGTCTAAGTTAGCACTTACAGATAATTCCAGTAACCCAGATTTAATCCAGTGTAATTGGGAAGAGTCTTTCCAGTGTTTTTTAGTCGGAAAAAGAACAATATTTAAACAAGAACCATCGAAAGAGATGAACTCAGGGAAACCGACCTGAAGATAATGTTTTTGACAAAGATTTTCATATTGCCAAACTAGGTTTGGGTATTTTTTCTTGAAATCAAGGGCTAAACCTCTACCCATAACTCCAACACAGTTCACAGGTATGAAAATGGAGTTCTCAGGATTAGTGAGGTCAACATCGAGAATGTTAGCGCCTTGTGGTATTGTATTAAGCATCATGTCTCTCCCTTTATAATTTTTCCCATTTATCAGATTTTAGGTTATTAGGCACGTCTGTAGTAGTTATAGTAACCTCTTTTCTGCAATGCCCAAAAGCTTTTTCTATACGTCTGTCCATCTCAGCTATAACTTCAGCAAGATTGTCCTGATTAATAGAAAGACTCTTTTTGACAAGAGCGTCTACAGCTTGGTCAAAAGGAGAAGTTACATCACTCTCAATCATTTCGGCAATCTTAGTAATGCGCTCATCCAGTAAAGATTTTTTTGCTGAAACTTGGTATTCAAAATCATTAGGACGAAAGTCTTCGTAGTGGATTTCGGGATATTGTTTGACCCATTTACCATTGAAGAACAAGATACGATACTGACCACCAGCTTCGCCGTCGCTGACAGAGAGACAGAAGCAGGTGTCAGGAAAATCTGCGAATACTAGAGCAAGGTCTTCTGCGACACTGTACCAAGTGTAAGCTTCTTCTGTAGTTAAGAAGTTTGTACCTAATTCCAAACCTTGAGCCTCATCCCAAAGGGTGAAATCATCCTCGGAAATTTCTTTTTCAATCTTTCTTGCAACTGCAAGTACAATTTCTTGTAGCGGCTTATCTGAGAAGTTTTCGAGAATTGAAATACTGTAGTGTCTAGGGTCTGCCATAGCTATATAAATCCCAAATAGTTTTGACAAACAGAAGTGTAACTTGAAGACCAAGAATAGTCAATACTACTATTAGTAGATATTCAAGCATCAATTTGTAGAGTTGGTCAAAGTTAAACATGGTTACTCTTTAGTAAAAGAAAAGGGACACCGCAGCGTCCCCTATAAATTTATTGCTTTACCCTTTCAATAAGGATAGGGAGAATTAGTTTTTGTAATTCTTTACTACTTCGATTCAAGCTTACCGATAAATACCGTTTCATCTTCATTTCTAGACTTCACTGGAACTGAGATGTTAAGTACTCCTCCCTCGTAGCTTAATACAGGTGCTGAAGTGGCAACTAGGTAGCTAGGAATCTTACTAGAGAATTTTCCTTTACCAGCTCGTTCAGTCCAAGTGACTTCAAGATTGTTGTTTTTAGTTACAGTGATGATAGCAGAACTGGGGTCGAGGTCGAAAATACCAAGAGAAACAATAAATTCCTTCTTGTTTTTTACATTGTCATAAATGTACTCGTTTTTAAAAACGGCTACAGGAGAAAGAAGTTCGGCATGATTACCTTTTATCGTCGCAGCCAAGTCTTTTGCAGTACTTTTACTTTGTTTAGTTACACATTTATAATTATCATTTGGATTTATAGATGCGAAAGGAATTAATTGCAAATACAACCAATCCATATCGTTAGGGCTATTGTCTAGCATAGTTATTTAGTAGGAAATGTTGAAAAATCATCGTGTACAAGGTCGATATTTTCAGTATCACTCACAACTGGTTCTTGTGCAATACTACTTTGGGCAGGTATTGCCGTCTTTCTAGTGGCGGCTTTCCGAACATTTTTGACGATAGGCGCAGGTGTGGATTGTTCCTGTACAGGCTCTGGTGCAACTTCCAAAGCGCGAAATGCTTGCAACGACTGTTGAACTACATTGAGGCGCAATCTCAGGTCACGTTCTCTACTTTTAGCTTCCTCGATTTGATTGAGTTTGTATTGAAGGTCGTACTCTTCATTTTCAAGTACTTCGATGAGTGTTGGTGGCTCTTTTTTAATAACAACAAGTTCAGGTTGTTGCTGTGGGATTCGAGCGTATTTTTTAGTTGGTAATAGGGACATCTTTTTTCTTTCTGGTTTTAGTGCGTCGGTCTAGGTCTGGGTAAGGGTTTTTGATTTTTGCGTCCTCTTGTTCGGAGAGTGCGTCATTAAGCCACTGATATTGAGATGAGTCCATATCTTCATTCTCATTGTAATGGGAGTAATCTAGGAAATTATACCCTCTACCTCCTTTCAAATCAAAACTTACCCAAAACTCGTCTAACGACTCGGCAGAAAAGAACGTCTGGGGTGATAGCAAGATTGCACTGTGATGGTCAAGCCCGAACTCTTGGCGGAACTTTGCCCCCTTCTTAGATTGAATGAACTCTTTTACCCCCTGATAATCGAGCCATCCGAAAGTGAAATATACAGCCACTTTACGACCATAAATTTGTAAGATGGTGTTATAGCAAACAAGCTCTTCCCAAGTTGTCGATTCGTTTAAGTCGAAACGATTATCTTTAAATCTAGAAACTGCTTTAGGAATATTGACGTAACACCAATTGCGTACCTTATCAACATCAAGACGTTTTAGCTTGATTTGAGGGTAGTCTAGTTGACGAATGAGATTGTTGACTCGGAGGCGAATGTCATGTTTTACCATTAAGACTTACCATTTCCTTCAGTGCCACAAGCTAATGAAATTAGCCAACATATAAAAGCAGTACCAAATGTAGCTATTAAAAAAGTTAACATGAAAAATTACATGATGTTTACTGTCTTAAAGTTAACATCATGTAACTATTGATTGTATCTATCTAAAGGAGTAGATTACAATAATTTAGGCTTGGTTAATATAGTCGGCTTGGGAATCTCACCTTCAATAGTGAAGTCGGCAGCAGCAAAGCGAGGTGTGCCAAATGAGTCAAGTTCGCCAGAGTAGTTGTAAACCAACTTCAGTTCGATTTTAGGGTCGGGAAAACGAGCTAACCCGCAAGCATAGTCTCTAATATTAAGATTACCAAAATCAATAATCTCCTTAGCAGCTTCCAGATGCGATTCTTCATTGTATATATGAGCATCGCCAAATACCCAAGTGAGTAAGCCAACTTTTAGATTAGCGTGGAAAGCAAAGTAAGTAAGTAAAGCCCAGTACTGTACGATATTTGCCTGAAAACCAAGTAACATATCTTGACTTCTGGCGTAGTGTTTGATATGTAACTCACCGTTGACAACAAAAAACTGAAGTACTGTACTGTGGCAGCAGGACGGAGTTTGAGGGTTGTTGTTCGTTTTCGTAATGTTAGCCATCTCGCCTGTATTCCAAGATGTCATAACTAAACGCCGAGAATGTTGGTGATTTTTCAGTCCATCGAGAATGTAAGCAATTTGGTCGAACTCTCCGAGAGGACTACCCATTGCATACCCAGTCTGAGTATCCCAAGCATAGGAAGAGTTTCTGAACTGATAACTATAACCGTCAAAATAATGACCATCAGGATTAAGTTGACCAGCCCACCATTTAGCAAGTTTCTCAGGACACTTAGAGTTACCAGACATAAACCATTCCATCTCAGTCAGTGCAAGTTTCCAAGCTGTCTTGCGAACGGTGATGAGAGGCAGAGAGTCGAATGTCACGTTATCGAGAAATGGATTGCAGTAACACGAATGGTTACGTGTTTCGACTACGTTGTTGAGGCGTAAAATGTCTTGTAGTAAAAAAGCGTAAGTGAGGTCGGCGGAAGTGTAGTTAGTTGTCGTCATTGTTAGTCACTTTGCTCCATTTGCAAGCTAGTTCGTCAGAATTTTGTAATTGATATTTAGTAAGTGCTTCTACAATAATGTCAGCCACTTTTTCATTAAAGTCTTCTAGTTCATACCAAGCCATATCCCCGTAAGTTGTGTAGCGGTATTCTATAACAAAGAAGTTTTGTATATCAACACCGTTTCCCCATGTGCGAGGAGATTTACGAAATTCAAGCTGCATCAGCTTCGCTCCAACTTACAACATAATAGCTACCATTTGCAGTATCCATCCATTTGATAGTGTATCCCAAAGCACGTAGACGAGCTTTAGTCTCTTCTGAGATATCCTCTTTTTCTGCGAAATGGAGTTTAGCATAACGCAGACCTTCTTTCTGTTCAGTTATAAAAAATGCAATTAAATATTCAAGGTCATTGTATAGTTCATCATAAACTTCTAAGGCTCTAAGCGCCTTCGCTGACAAGATTTGCATCGTTTCTTCTCTGTTGTAATAGTTTTCGTCTTGCTTCTAAGTGATTCAGCAACCACCGATATTTCCTGCTTTCGTCAACCACATTTCCTTCAGTATCAAGATGATAATGCAGAAAAGGAAGTGTTGATTCGGTGAACTCTTCTTGCCAGTACTCACTCCACTTGATTTTGATATCGAGCGCCTTTTTGATTTTCGCTTGTAGTTCGGATGCGGGTAGCTGCTGTTTTTTAGGCAACGCAATGAGTTGGGTAGCAAGAAGCTCAGTTTCCCAATCGTGAACACGGTTAAGGCGGCTGTCTTCTTTGCAAGTTAGATGATACCAGTAGGCGGCTACACATAGGAATCGTCCTTCGGGCAGATTTAGTTCGCAAAGAGTTCGAGGGGCGAGGAATTTACCGATGAAAGTTGCGCCTTTAGCCCAAATATTAATATGCTCCACACCATCTAATTTAGGATTGACCTGCATTTCCTTTCTGCCTCTCTTTTAGTAATGTGCGCCGAGCTTCCCAGTGATTCATAATCCATCGGTATTTGTCTGTAACATCCTTCACAACTCCTTTGAATACATAGTAGTGAACAAAAGGTAGTTCCGAATTAGTGAACTCTTCTAGCCAGTAAGAACTAGATTTGATTTTTAAGTCCATAGCCTTTTTGATTTTGGCTTGGAACTCTTCTTGTGGTACTTTTACTTGAGTTAGCATTTGACCTAATTTTTTAGCCTCAAACCCTGAAAGAGTAAGGAGTTCTGGCGGCTTTTCTTTGGTTGTTAAGTAGTACCAGTACCCTTCCAGAGATTGAAATGTGCCTTCAGGCAGAACAAGTTCGTGTTTGGCGAAGTTAGTTAAAAATCTGCCAAGAGGTGTTTTACCTTTAGAGTAGATGTTGATGTGAGTTTTACCATCTTTAGTCGGGTCAATACTAGACATAATTCACCTTAATCCCTTTTTCTGCACAATATGCTTGAAATCCTGTGCCAGTCTTCAGCTTTTTAGTTAGCCGAATGTTGTTAGGGTATTTTCCATTGACTTCGTAGTATTTTTCTACGTGCTTCTTGAGGTCTTCTAGTGTCAGTTCCATGTGTCAAACTCGCAATTTACAAAATTAAAATGAAGCGTCAGTCGCCAATTACCAACTCGAAGCCGTACTTGGCTGTAGTCAGGGTGATGCTGCCCAAAATCAACGCGAGTACCAAAATCGATAAATGGAAGCCCTTGTTTGCGCCAGTTGTTCATTGCGCGAGGATGCCAATTAGCTTTGGAGATACCGTCTCGTTGATGGAAGCGGTAGTTGAAGAATTTCATGTTGTCACTATAAATAAAAAAGAGGGACAATGGCATCCCTCTTCAGTTGTACATATGGGTATTTAGTTAATTTTATCCCATTTTCTTTCTAAACCCCTGTACGAGATGGAGTTTTTTACTGTTTTTGCCACAGAATTTTTGATATTCAAACGAAACGTGTTTTTGTCATTGTTTTTATCTTTTTTTAAAGGGGCGGTGGTTAAGTTTAAGGTTTCAGCTACCCAAGACAACAACTCAAAAGTCCCTAAACAAGATACCCCGACATAAGAGCTATTCTTGTGTTTGATTATACACCCATCACCATCTATGTAACCTTTTATAAAAGCTAACTTATTTTGATGATTACTGATTTTTGGGGGGAGTAGGGTTAAAGATTTTACTGGAACTATAGAAAAGTTATTAGCTAAATCTTCAAAACAATGTTTTGATATAGTTAGGTATAGTGCATATTGTCCAGTCATTTTGCCAGTTTTGCTGTGTCCTCGCTGGCTATATACCAAATCAAAGTCGTAAGCTTCGATGTCCTTTTTTAACTGGATGATTTGATTTATATCTTTCTCCTGTAAAGATACAGATAATTCTCGACCATTAGACTTTTTTTGTTTTCTAACACAACCATCGGCTGCCAGAAACCCTGCCCAATAACAACTCAGCAAATTCTCTGAGTTAAAAAAAGAATTATTCAAACTCTTTGTTTTGGTAAGACCTAAACTTCGCATAGTGGAGCTTACAGTACTAACACTTACCCCAAGTAAAGATGCTAGTTCTAATAGAGAATGTGTCAGATATTTTTCTTTTAATAACTCTTCTGTATTACTGGGTAGTTTTAACTTGGGACGTGTCTTACGTTTACAATGTTTTTTCAGTTTGCATAGTTTAAGTTGTATAGCTTTCTCAGAACGATTTAACAGGGTGGAGAGTTCAGAAAAATTTTTCTTTTCTCTGTTGTTTTCTAAAATAGCTAATTCTTGCGAACTCCAGATGTGCCTAGGCATTTATAGTTATTGAATTATTTAACTATAGTTTACCATACTTATTTACTATCCCAAGTCTTTTCTTTAAGTTGTTTTGAAGCTGCATAAGCTCTACTTTCTGCAAAAGTCCACTTGGACATTGTATTAAGCAAATCTAAAACATACTGATACTGAGTCAGTGTTTCTTCGTCCAAAGTGCTTGTATGAACCCAAGATACAAAAACAGTCTCTGCAAGTCTTGTTTGAGTAGTTAACGTACCCCAATCAGCATGAATAGGGTCTAGTCCATACTTAACAAATTCAGTCGCTTCTAGGGTCGTATTTACAGCACTAGTTCTGGACTCCATGCGAGAGATGAGATTCTTTAGATTTACTTCATAAGTGGCATACTTAGTATCGAAAATCATTGAGCCTATATTGAACATAGCATCTTGCAATTTATCGAGCGTCTTCCATGTCTTGCTAGTCTCGGTGAGAGTAGATTTTACTTTACCGATAGCTGCATTAACAAGGTCGATATGTGCATAAGTTGTGCAAGAGATGTGGTCTTTTCGGACAAATACAGGCTTACCATTGTTTTGATGAGCCTGTGTGTATCCTAAAGACCCCCTACCAAAAGTTTTAGCGGTGAGTCTTATAGTCATGATGTCTTTCTCAGTTGTTGTGTGTATTGTATCAACGAACGGGGCAAGCTGTTAATCCTCCGCAAGACGCATCTAGTTCATATTCTTCGTACTCAGTTTCATACTTAGAAATGAGAGAGACTAATTGCGATTCGGATATTTCAAGTGGTCGGTAATCTGCTTCGGTTGAAGACTCGTAAGGCATATTTGGGTAAGGGGAATCAAGTTCGGCTGGGTCAAATCTAGGTAAGAAAGCAATGCCAATACAATATTCCCAATTTTGCCAAACCCAGTCAACAACCCCATCCCATTCATTTTCTGCAACTGTGATGGTAACGGAAACAGTATGTTCAGCCCAATTTTTCATGAAGAACTTATAACGCTCAAGTTGCTCAATTGCAGATTCATCGATTGACCTGATTTGTGCCTTCGTCTTAACAGAAAAAGAGAATACCCAAGTATTACACTCGTCTGCATGAATATCGTTTCCTTGACCATTCTCAGGTACAGGTACAAGACCTAAATCTAAAAGAGCGTTAGCAATAGGGTCGCGCTTACTAATACGGATTCTACGAGTATAGTAAGGGGCATACGGTGCATGGACACCAGAGGAGACTGTTGGTAGTTGTGATAATGTCCCTTCAGGCTTGAGTGTCGTCACTAGATAGCTGCGGGGGATTCCAAGAGCGTCGTGGTAGAGGTCTGCTTCGGTTCTAGCGGCTTTGTGGAGTTCTGTGATGTAATACTCCCAATTCAGCTTTTCAGTGTCGTTAAGGGCGTTATATGCCTCTACAATACCTGTAAGACTCACACCAAGAAGTCGGTCACGCTTTTGAATGTAATCCCAATCTTTGTCCCACATATCTACAAGAGTGATACGGGAACCAACTCTTGTAAGTAACTTGATAGCCTTAATTGCAGCATCGAATAGAAAATTTCCAAACTCGTCTACAAAACTAAGCAAGTTTTGTGTCGTTAGATTACAAACACCTAAATTGTCTAGCAGAATCTCATGGCAAGGGTTACTGCCAAAATAGTTTTCGCGTCTTAGAGATGCGTTACCAGCAATAGAAAGTGCAGGTTCGCCATTATTCTTGATAGTCTCGAAAAGTTCTTTAAGTCTATCGTAACTAGGCTTTTCCCAAAGATGTACCGAGTTGTTTGATAGAACTCTAGTCGTGCTGTACTTGGCTTTTTCTGGATTCGACCACAAATCTTTCTTGGCATCGCGGAAATTAGCATCATCAACATCACCAAATGCAATCTGAGAACTTCGACGCACTCCACCAACTACAATCGCCTTAGCAATCGAGTTCATGATGTCCATTGCAGTCACAGAATCAATTACACCATTATCAGTAGAGATAATGCGGTCATGGATTTCTTCAAACATAGTCTGAAGAGGAATGTAGCCAGAAGCACGACCTCCGAATGTTTTTAGGCGCTCACCCTCTGGTCTTACACTATCAAAATTCAAAGTGATTGTCTTGGTATCTTGACTGGAGTGTAACCAAAGAAATTCCTGCAAAGCAGTGACCCAACCCTCTTTAGAATCGCCAACTGTGATTTCATAGTTAGAATTAGAGTCGCCAACAACTTCTGTGTCTACTTTGCGAAAAACATTAGGCTTGCCAGCATAAGGCTCGAATTGTAACAAAACTTCTCTATTAAATCGAGGAAGTTTGGATACGTGCTTAGATTCTACACTGTAGCCAACACCACAACCAAGTAGAAGAAGATACATTGCGTCTGTGAAACTCTTCAAACTATCTACGTTACAGTAGCTACAGTTGAAGTTGCTAGAAGGATATAATCTTGAAGCTTCCGAACCACCTACAAAAAGAGTTCTGCCAGACGTAAATCCACGCAAATTGAATAGAGTATCAAATAGAGCTTCAGCTTCTTCTTTCTGCTTTTCTTGAGTAAAGTAAGATGGTTTGCGAGGTTTGTCTGGCAGAAGAGAGAGTGAGTATTCAACAACACGAAGACAAGTTTCCCACCACTTTTCTCGGCGCTTTAGTTGATGGATGAATCGAGAGTAAGTCCGTAGATATACAATCAAGCCAAGTTGCCCAAAAGGAGGCTGTTTATCGATGTATTTTGAAAGAAAATTTCGGGTGAGGAGCTTTGGTTTTACAATTGAAATGTATTGCTGGTCTGTGTCAGAGCCAAATTCAAGTACTTGCATTATATCTTTTTGTCGTTTTGGTTTATCTATTTTAGCATCGAAGCTTCTTTAAATCAATCAAGGTGTGAGGATTTCAAATGCTTTTTTAAAACCTCAATTTGCAACCTAATAAGTTGGAGTACGTTGGGCAATTCATAAACATTGTCAAGCCAATGGGTTATAACTCCGCCTCCTCCATGAGGTATAGCGCATTCTAACGAGTGATTGTTTTTCCAGTCGTCGTAAAGAAATTCAACATTGTCAGAAGTACTTTCGTAGGGGTACTCTAAGTTATGGGCTTTCCAAGTTTCAAATGTTTCCCCATCGGTAAGCTGAAACCCAAGGGAACAGATGTAATTATGAATTTCTTTGTCCAATTTATGCCTCCCTCTTTAATTCTAAGAACCATTCTCCAAGTATTTTAAACAACTTACGCTCTTGCTCAGGTGTCAACTGCGTTTTAGTTTCAATTTCTACACGATTGTATGGGTAGTTTGCATCTGAAGGAAACAGCCGAACACCAATTGGTAGCCCGACTGTCGATTTCATCGGTGTGCCGCGATATGAGCAGATTATTTTACTCATTAGGCTTAGGAGGTGCAACTTTAGGCGCTGTAAGAAGAAAACCAGTAAGAAGACCAGATAATTGCTCTACAAAGTTAGGGTTCTGAAGCATCTGGTAGATATCTTTATTGTTGAGGATAGGGATTATAGTGTTGTTGACAAATGCTTTGGCAAGCTGTTTTTGGCTCATTGTAGCGTCTGCGTCTTTTACTTCAGCAATACGCTTGCTGAGCATTGAAAAATCGAGCTTAGATTCAGGTTGGTCGGGTAGTTCTAATGACATAGGTTTATCAGGTGGTAGAATTGTTGTAAATGATAACACAGAAAAGAGAAAATGCAACACTTTGCCAATTTTGCACTTAGTCCAGAGCAACAAAAAACTGCTGATAGTCTTAACTATCTTAGACAAAATGACCCAGAAGAGTTTAACAGAGTAAAAGCTGCTGGGCAAGCTGTCAGAAAAAGAAATCAAAATGTAAATGTACCAGTTATACAAAAGCAAGTAGCTGCTGGCGGTAATGCGGCTGACTTATATGCACAGAATCGCCAAAACTATAATCAAGCCTTTGTTAAAGGAACTAACGCTAATCAAGCTGCTGGAACTATGGGCAAGATTGGCAATACAGCTAAGCGTTGGGGTGGTAAGGTTGCTGGACTTGGTGGTGCGGCAGTTACAGCATCGATGCTACTCCCTACACTAGGGGGACTTATGCCTCAGAAGCCTCAGCCTGAACAAGAGCCTCCCTACTAGCACTTAAATTGCTTAAGAATTAGTCCGACACTTTTTTGTAGTGCCTGAGCTTCTTCTACCGTAAATGAGATTGTTTGTTGAGTCTTATAAGGCTCGTCTACACTTGCGCGTTCCTCAAAGTCGATAGTGACACCATTAGTACCAACATCGCGGAGTTCACCAATAACTGCATAGCGATACAGGTCTTCGCAGCCTTCAGGGTAGATGTAAAACACTTGGATTACTTCTGGATTCATGCGCTTGGCTCCTTATCATAGGGGTAGTCAGGTTCGTTGAGTCCGTCGTCGGATTCAAACTCAGGTGCTTCGACGAAATCGGGACAGTCTTCATCTTGGGCTAGTCTGTCAACAATCTTGTAGACCGTATCGATGTATGGGTAAGTTGTGGGATACGTTTCCTTGATTTCCTTGATGATTGAGAGGTGGTACTGGCGGAGAAGTTCGGTTTTAACGTAATGAAGAGATTCGCGAGTTTCAGATACAAACTCGGAAAGGATTCGTTTGGCTTCAGTTAGGAATTGGTTGGTCATGTGTGTCACTTAGTTGATGTGGGTATTATGTCGGAAGAGCTTGGGGTTGTCATCTGTCGGTAGAGGTATTACTAAATTGGTTTGAGTAGATAAATAAGAAATTACTTCACCTATATCTAAAGATATATCAAAACACTCATGCATACCCGCAAAAGATGTTGCTGGCTTATACTTGCGCTTATTATAATGCTTATGAAGTTTTCCTTCTAAAGTCATTATTTGTTCAGGACTTTCTGAAGTTAGACTAAACAACTCTTTGTATCTATAAGGTATAGTTTCCAACCTACTTTTAATATCCTTGTAAGTAATACCTATTTTCAGAAATCTTTCCCTGTGGTTGTAAAACTCTACTATGTATAAAGTAAAATTTTTAAAATTTGAAGAATTACTACCAGATAATCCCCATGAAGTTGCGTTCCAACCTTGCCTATTTTCTTGAGCGCAACTTGGGCATCCACTACCGTCTAAGTGTATATAGACTTTCTGATTAAAGTCTCCATGCATTTTACACGTTATAGTTACTAAATCGTGGTAACTTTTATATTTAACTTTATCGTACAAATAACGTTCTTTGTGGATTCCCCTGAATTTAGAGATTATGAATTTGTCTTTTTCTATACAACTTATTAAAGAGGGTTTTGCCCCCTCTAATAAGGTGGAGGGCATCATTTTATAAAGAAAACCGTCTTTTTCTAACATTATAAGAGTATGAGAATTAACATAATCTCCAACGACATTAAAATCTAATTTATTATTGTGTTTGTTTAATAGTTTAGATTTAAAACCTTCAGTAGTTTCCGTTATTGCCAAAGTACCTTTAATCTGACCACAAGTAGGACATCCTCTACCTCGAAGATGACTATCCACCTGCTGAGTGAAATTACCATGTAAAGGGCAAGTGATTATACTCTTAGTAGAGTTTGAGATGTATTCAAATTTTTCATAATTATAAAAGTTATTGTGAACTTGGTTTGCTTTACAAATAACTTCTTCAATTGTAGATTTTCTAGGCATAATTTAATGACACTCGTACCAATTACGTCCAAGTTTCCATTCTATAGCTAAAGGTACACGAAGTTTCAAAATTTCTTCTGTTTTTCTCAATGATTCTATTATAGACTCGGATACGACATTAGGCATCACAACATACCAATTATTAATGTGGGAGACAGCACTCAATTGTCCACCTTTCCAATCAGAAACAAATTGCTTTGCCGAATCTTCGTCTGGAAACTTTTTAATCTCGAAAAGCTTTTTATTGACGTACAAGGCTTCTTCATCGTGGTAGATAATCATCTGAGAACAGTCAGGCTCACCTAAAAATGGGTCGGTGCATAATCCCTTCTCTTCTAATATCTGCATCAAGAATAGTGAAGTGTACTTGGAACACAAAGCACCCGCAGATTGAATCGCAGCATTAACAATAGAGTGCTGGCTTCTAATAGCCACTTTCCTACCATCTAATGCAGGTATATAAGTCTTACCATTTTTAATCCAGAACTTTTCAATAGCTTCCTTGAATTGGGCAAGAGCTTTCATGTTATCCCAATAGTCTTTTAACATCTCCTCTGCCCGTTTTACAGTAATACCTAACATTTTTGCAAGTTTTCTAGCTTGCGCTCCAAACATAATACCGAAGCTAAATGCCTTAGCATCATTTCTGGAAATATTTAGTCTAATTGCATTTTTGCAATGAATAGAGTTAGGTTTTTCCGCAATCATATCGACTGCCAACTCTTGACCACCATCATACTTAAAAATATACGAAGATGCAGTTCTTGACTCCAAACTTGAGTGGTCATAACCGAAAAAATACCCATTTTTACCTGAACAAAATAATGAACGCATTTCCTTGCCGAAGATTGAATCGGCTTTAGGGATATTGGCAACTCCAATATGCTTCATTCTATGGGTATTTGTAGCTACCTCCACACTAGGAGTAGGTATTCTTCCGTCAACTTCACGGTATTGCGCTAGAAATCCTGTAGGAGGATTATCTTCCTCATAGTCAAAATCCTCGTCCACTCCACCTGCCAAGCTGTTCTTACGGTGCTTGTAAGTAAGGTACAGAGCGAAGTCTTTAGCAAAAGCAACCTTATCTCCCAACCTCTCTAAAGAAGGGCAGAAAACTTTAGTTACACCTACGCGAACACAGGGAGCAGTTGGCACATATACAGGTCTGTTTTTACCAATTCTGGACATTAAGTTATCCCTAAGCTGCTCTTCAGTTACTTCAAGGATTTCTAGGCGCTCAGCTTTGTATTTACCTCCGAGAGTTTCTTCTATATATTTCTCTGTAGCAACAACTCTCTTTTCATAAGAAATAGATTGCTTCTTGGAGTCTTTAGTTAGGTCGCGTTGCTTGAACTCAATTGGCTCCCAACCCAAAGAAATTAGATAGTGCTTAACGTGGTCAATATTATCCAGCGTTGCTGCGATTTCAGTTTCAAGAGGTTCATCGAAAGGTAAGTCATAGAATCTATCTTTGTAAAAGAAAGTCCACACACCATCAATGTTTTCGACTCGACCACCAACTTGCTCAGCAAACTTTAAAATATTTTCGCTAGGCTCTGTCCACTCAGGTACAAGGGCTTCTTCATAAGGTAATTGATAACGAGTTTCCTCAAACCAGAAAAAATCACTCTGCTCTTCGTGGATAACTTCAGGATGTTGATTGAACCATTTGATTAACGTGGCTGAGAGTGTTCCATCCTTGTTGACCTGCTTCTTGGGTAGGTAGACGGCTTTGTGTGTCTTTAGTTGCGTTTTAGGGGGGGTGAAGCGGTCAAGCTCGGTTTTGTTGCAAGGCTTAGGAGGAAGAATTGGATTGATTGCATCTGAGATTCGCTTCATCTCAATTTCAAGCCAAGCAATATTTTCCAAAGCAAGTTCACGGTCAAACCAAAAGCCCAGATTCTCGCGACGAATAGCTTTGTCTGCAATTTTAGTCTCTGCTTTGAACGCTTGCGCCCATCCTTTGTATTGTTTAAACTGTTCCCAAAGAACTAAAAAAGTTTTTGCAGTTACAACATTATCCTGCAAGCAATAAGGACACATAAGAGGGTTCCATTCTAAGAACTCAGCTCCTTTAGGTGCATTCGCCTCAATATAACCTGCTTCTATGCACTTCTGGCGATAATCATCCTTAAAATCTCCTACTCTTTTACCCCATGTTTCTAAAGAGTGTCCTCCACCATTATCGTAGCGGTCGGGGGATAGTAAGCGAGATAGAAGTAAGGTATCTACAATCTGAACTGGCTCACCGAAAATCGTATCTACTTCGTTTAAATAACCTACCCTGTAATCGAGCAAGCCGAATAGCCAGAGCATTAATAAGTCGAACTTTAATCCGTTGTGAGTTACAAGTATCGTGCAACCCTTCAAAGTTTTTTGTAACCACTCTCTTGTGATGCCTTCCTTCTCACGACTCCAATGCTCACCAGTATTTACATCCCGAATGACTACGCACCAGAGCCTAGCTGAGGGTAATAACTTATAAGGGAATGAACTAAAGTCTACTAAGTCTTTGAAAAGCCCGTTACCCTCTATATCTAAAGTTAAAATTCTATCTGTCACTTAATCTTGCTCCAAATAATCCAAAACAAACTCTACAAAATCATCAAAATGAGAATGATTATCAAAATCATTATTATCAAGCCAGTAGTCAGGTGTCGCTACCTTATTGTAGAAATCCCACTGCAACAACTCACTCTCTGGCGGGTGATGCTCATAATTTTCTCCAAATTGTGCAGACTCACGATGACACTGTAAAACAGCGGCTTTTTCATTGTGAATATACACAACTTTTCCACCCTGAGAACGTACCCAATCTAGCTCATTTTGATAACGTAAATCTGAAATGAGTAAAATACTTTCAGAAGAATTGTATCTTCTGTCAAGAGCATTAATAAAAACATCTTCGCCAAGTTCTTCGCGGAGCAATTGCCCTACTCTTTTCTGCACATCTCTCGAAGACCACTTAGACTCGATGCCAGAGCGATTATAGCCAAATACAAAACGCTTCTCTTCTTTCAAACTGCGGTCTTGCAGTTCCTTGCCACTGATGCCAAGAATAGGTGTTACAGCTTCATTTAACGAGTCTGCGAAGCGGCAACGCACCGTAGACATAGTGTAGCGGTGCTGATATATCAATCGAGACTGCAAGCGATTCATTATGAAGTCTTTACCAGAGTTTATTGAACCGCAGCAACAGATAATTTTCCTAGACATTTTTCCTTACCTTCTCACCGATAACAACGATACCTATACTAGAACCAAAAAACACAGCAAACTGAGTCAAGTAACCTTTTGCATCTTTAGGGTAGATGGCAGTAAGTATTAGTGCAGATAGACTTGCACCAAATAAGACTGCTGTAGTTTGCAAATAGTACCGCAGAAATAGTCTCTTCATTACAACTCCTCAACTGAAAGTATAGATACTGATTCTGGATAATCTACAGCACCTAAAGTGAGTTCATCTAAAACATTCTTAGTTACAGTTTCTTCATTTTCAGCTTCTCTGTATAAGGTTTTCTCTTCCCCATCTACGTTAACTGTGATAATGAAGCTTTTACCATCTTTAAAACTCATCCTCAATTCCCTCGACAGAACTTTCAACGCTCACTACATTATCAGCAATACCATCAATTAGCATCTCACTTAAGGTATACCTCTGATTATTAGAGTCTTCAACCTCATATTCTGTATCACGAAGAGTAGCTTTATCGCTACGAGACACAACCTTGAAGATTTCACCTGAATGAGATACCGAATCCCCTACGGAGTACAGAAAAGAGAGTCTGAGGTCGTCTAGTCTTGCCTTTTCATTAACATCTAACAGTTTCAAAGCAGATTTGCGCTGATAGGGAGTCCAATCTTTCGTTTTCTCGTACAACTCAGTCTTTGTTTTGCAACGGGAGAGTATATTTGCGTCAACGATATCAGGCTTTACACCTCCAGTATTCTTTTCAGGGTCAATAATCCACAAAGACTCCTCTGGTAAACAATATTCAGTCACTTCGCCAGAATGTTTGCAAATAATTGTCTGACTTGTAGCCAAATAGTTTACAGATTGGCGCAATTCAAAAGTGTCGCCCGACTTAATGTTCTCGATGATTTCTAATAAGGGGAAATATTTGCTAGGGTGATTAGCAAGGAACCTGAGTACCTTAGAAGTTAGACTGTCTTGAGAGACATCTTCTTCACTTTCAAGGCATAATTCCCACAACCCAGAATCTGTTGTGTTCTGACTATACTCCAAAGTGATTGGAAGCCCATTACGAGGCAGAGTTCTCATGAGTACTTTCCCCTTTCCCTTACCGTATTCTTCTTCGTCAGCAGCATATAGAGCTATCACACCCGATGAATTAGATACAATTGAAGTACTGCCTGATACTGCATTGACAATGCTTCCACTACGCTTGTTTTTGCCTTTGTTAGCCTCTTTATTCATGTGGTGGATAAGTACTCCACAAGTATCTGTCTGGTTAAATACTTGCTGAATAGATGCAACCAACTTGCCAAATTGAGAATCTGTCTCTGCTGTCAAAGAATTGATTGTGGCGGCGCGAAGGGAATCGATGATTACTAAAGAGGGGTTAAGCTCGGCAATACGCTGGTAGAGGCGAGGAATGTCAATTGTAGCATCGAAAGTGCGGTCAACTGTAACTACACTAGGGTCAAACTCAATAGCGAGGTTCACGGCGGTATTTCGCTTGTTTCCAAACCCGACGAAATGAAACCTCTCGGAAATTGTGGACATATCTTCTTCAAGTTGAAGATACAAAACACGACCTTTTTTAACAGGTTTTCCAAGGAACCTTCCAGAGATAGCAACAGCGTATGCTAGGTGATAGCCGATAATAGATTTGCCAATTTTAGGCTCACCCGCAAGAACAAATAGACCCGCAGAACGCAGTAATTGAGGGATAATCCAGTTGCTCGATGGATTGTAAGAAGATAGGACTTCTTCGAGGTTGAACGATTGCTTGAACTCCTTCTTAGGTGTCTGCAATTCTGCAATGTCATTCTTGATTGTAGAAGAGTCAAAACTTAGCAACGGATACCACTTCTGCTCTAGTTTTGAGAGTAAGTAACGCTTCTCTAAACGACGAATTTCTGCCGATACTTCAGAGTTGCCAATGGAATCAATGAAATCTTTCAAATCTTGATGATAGGCTTCATACAAATCGTTGCGCTTGCTTGTATCAAATACAATTTTCTCTAAACTCAATATGGGGTCGTACTGCATTGTTTTAAAATTCCTAGTAGCTCTTCTCTTGTAACAATTTCCCAATTCTCAACTGCATCAGCACAGTCGTAATTCTTCTCTTCTGCCTTGCCAAGTAACTCCGCAATATTGTAACTAGAAGCATTGATTTTTGATTTCCAAGCTTCCTGTAAGAATTTCTGTGCTTTTATCTGACCAGTCTCATCATTATCAGAAAGATAAATAATATTCTCAATACGAAATGAGAGGCAACGTAAGAATTTAGCAAGATAACTTTGTTGGTAAACAAAACTCGGAAAACTTAGCGCAAATAACCCCAAAGATTGTAGGCAGTCGGCAACTTTTTCACCCTCAGTGAAAATAACACACTTCGAGATGTATTTAGATGTATAAACTGGAATGTTTTTGAAGTTTGTAGGGACTTCATTAGCCCAATTATTATTAGCATCTTTTACCCTGAAATAAAAAAATTTCTTCTTGTTGTGTGGGTCGATTCGGACGAGTTGGAACTCCAGATAGTCGTAAATTGTAATCTTGTCTCCAAGTTCATTTTTACTGCTCCAAGGTTTTTCGTAAGGTAAATTTGTGTAGAACTGTGTAACATCGATTTCGTTTAAATTCAAAGGCAGTGGGGTAGCTATATCAATTGTGGGGTTGATTCGCACCATCCTAGAGGAGTAGTTACTTTTTCGAGGTTTAAACTCCCCCTTAGTAAGTTCCTTTACAATTGGGTTTGGGCGAAGCTTCTCGCAAGAGTTACCAGAATAACACGCAAAAGCACCTGATTTTTTGCCAGCGCTCACAATTTTAAGAGTTCCACCACATACAGGGCATTGAGCCTTTATCCACGTATTATGTTGTTCAACTTCTTCTAACTTATTTAAGTAATTCAGAATTGAAAAAGTCATCAGATTCTCTTAAAATACGGAAGTGTTTTTGCAAGTCTTCAATGGGTAACGATATTTTAAAACATTCGTGCATCCCTTTAAATGGTACTTTAGGCAGATATTTATAGTACTTATATTTACGTTTGAGTTCGTTTTCTAAGTCAAAAATAAGTCTTGAGTCGTTACTACAAATAGTATCTATAATTTCACAAACATAAGGAATGGTTTTAGTTCGTGCTTCAGCTTTTCTATGCGTCCTGCCAAGTTTATATAAGGATTCATCTTCGTTGGTTAATTTTAAAATATAGACCTTAAAACTATCGAACTCTTTAGATACTTCTGCACTCTTTTGCCAGCTTGACGCTGACCAACCTACACAATGTAGTGAATTGTACTCCGCACTTTTCTTAGCTGCACATAAAGGGCAACCTCCTCCCCTTAAATGTACTGGAGGGAATTGTTCAAAGTCGTTGTGAACCTTACATCTTATTGTTACTTTAGTTCTGAAATCAATATAATTAGTTGGGCTATAGTCGTAAAAATTATTATGAATGATAGACGCTTCTTTTATAAAATCTTCTGGGTTTTTTCTGTTGCGACTAGCTTGAGACAGAGTGCCACATTTTTTACATCCATACCCTTTTATATGAGAGAGAGGCTCTTGAATGAATGTTCCGTGAAGACGGCAATTTATACTAACTTTAATTTTTGAATGTATGTATTCACAATCTGAGTAATCGTATGTATCTCCATGAACTTCTTTCGCTCTGGTAATAAATTCTTGTGTTGTTAATCTCCTATTAGCCATACACTTATTTAGAAACTAATTCTATCTCCTTCGGAATGTTATTCGTATATCCACCATTCACATAATCTGGTCGCCAGTTACTTTCCGCTATCATCGTCTTCCACGATTTTTCCAATGGCTTAATACCGTAGAAATCTCGCAAAATATCCTTGAAAATCTTCCAGTAATAATTCAAATCCGAATGTGAGATGTACGCCAGCCTACTTCGTTCTTCATTCACATATACGAGAATTGCCCCAGTTATTCCAGCACCGTACTTTTCCTTGAAATCTGTACCCAAAGTAAGCGCAGCAGCGTAGAAGGATGCTTGAAGACAATTCTTAAACATGAAATCGCAACTATCCATTCTCGGCAAGCTTTTCAGTTTAATACCACCTTTTTTAAGTTTGTCATAGCTTCTTTTCGTTTTTAAATCGCATATAACAAATTTTTCTGGTAGTATTTCCCCTGTTTTTACAATTTTGAACGTATTGTCGGGAATTTTCACGAGATTATCGTATCTTCCAGCTAACGCGAAAGATTCTGGATTTTTTTGTAGTCTGGCATCGTAGAACAATGGCTGCTCGCAATGGGCATTTTCGGGGCATACGTGACTGTAGAAATTATCAATGGCGACACAGGCTAATTTTTGTTCGACAAGGCTTCCTAGCGGATATACTCCATCGATTAAATAGGATTCGATGTACTCATGAGAGCGACTTCCCACTCGCGCTGATTCTTCAGAGATGGCATCGGGGTCTTCACCTTCTGCTATTTTCTTCTGTCTCCAAACTTCTAGAAAGTCTTTATCCTCGTAAGCTGAGAGGACTGTTGTAGTCGAAGCCGCTTTCAATCCGCACACAGACTCATACTGACGCTTACCATTTTCTTCTGTCACTTCCCCTTTATATTTGATAAAAGGTTCATATTCAAACAGTTTCTTAGCCATTAAGGAACCCAACCAGCAGTGAAAATACGTTCAGCAGCTACACATTCAGAGCTAGAGATAGGTAACCATTCTTTGTAATAAATTTTTTCTGAAATACAAGTAAACGTATTTATTTGCTCTCCAGAAAGATTGTCAGAACCGCAAATTTTACCGTCTATTTCTTCAACTTGAGCAAGCCACTCGTCAGGAACCACGTACAAACGCGATAAATTTTCAAAATCAGTGTAAATAAGATAATTCATAGCTAATTAGTGCTACCAAAGCCGCCTCTATTCTTATTACCAATCACTTCGCTCCAGAACAAACAATTCGCCTCTGTAAAGTCCAATCTCACCCAAAGTATGTCATCTAAGTTTGGAGACACCACTTGAAGTAAACGGTCGCCAGCATAGATTACGTGCTTGTCTGCTCTAGGCTTGCCCAGTTGAGGATGGTAGTCGAGGTAGCAACCAAGGGCATCTTCCTTTGCACTAATAATATACTCTCCTTCCTCATCAAAGAATATCTCAATACCACGATAAGTCTTGTCGATTGTACCAACACAGTTTGCAAGACGGAATGGTGATTTTCCAATGCTGCTGCGAGGTCGGATATCGAAGTGAGAAGGAGTTAGCTCACAAAAAACTCTATCTTTTCTAGTTAAAAAGTGGGTCAAGATATCTACAATGTCAGATTGTTTCAAAACAGTGTTAAAAGTATCGAAAATTGCAGGGTAAACGTTATCATACATTGCGAAAACAGTCTCGAAGCTAATAACACCAATAGTTTCAGTAACTTCAGCATCATAAGGCTTAACATCACCGATAAATGGCAGGTCAATTCCAGCGTCGCCAACTTTATTGTATGTAGGTGCAGTTGAGCCGTAATACTTTTGTGCTGTGTCAGAAAGAGGAAGTGATAATAGTAGTTTCATTTTATTAGTGCCTTGTACCCTTCTTTTATTACAATTTCGATAACTTCTTTTTCTGATTTATTCAGTAGCGCTTTTAAGGTCTGTATTCTGTCATAGGATGCAGAAGAGAGGAGGTGAGTAGCGTTCAGTGGCTCTAGATTGGAGACATTTATTTCTATGGTCATTTTGTTCAGTGAATAAAGTGAAAGGGCGGCATCTACCAAGAATTAAAAAGGCATAGTCTCTAGTGGTCATCATTGGTTACAACTTGTAAATCTTTTTTCTCGCAAAAGTAAATATATGCACCTTTTTTAGATGGTGTACCGTCTTTTTTGGCTGGTAGGATATTGTGTTCTACTTCACCTTTCCAGCCTATTCGCCTTTGATATATATGGTGCAGTTCCCCGATACCTCTATGTTTCCAACCATCATTCTTGCCTAGAAAAATAACTGGAGTCCCTATTGCAAGTCCATGCTCTTCAAGGTAATCAGCTTTTAGTTTCTTTAATTGATTTTCGAGTTCTGTTTCAATTTTTAAATATTCTTCGTAAGTCATTTTATTTTGATAAGTAAATTTAAAGGGCGAAGATTAAGTTCTCGCCCCTCGTAAAATGTCGAACTATCTCTATCTAGTATTAACTCAGTCCTTCCCTCAAAAATAGTTGTAGCTCTCGAAGAGGTCGTTAAGTACTTTGTTTTAGGCTATGTGAGCAAGTAGTAGATTCACCTCGGATGTGCTATATCTAGACACTACTAGAATATAAGAAGAGCAATGTTTTTTAATGCCGACCGACATTGAATTATCTAGAAATCATCGGAGTCATCTTCTGATGGAGGAGTAGTAGACTTAGTTGCGGTCTTGGTCGTGGTAGCCTCAGCATCCTTCGCCTTAGCTTTTTCAAGCACGACAACAGGGAATAAAGTGTAGCGGTCGAGCGAGTAGTAAGTCTTTTCACCGCTTTCATCAGTGCGGCTTCTTAACAAACCCTTTACCAGAACCTTATCGCCAATACCAATGCTTTCGTCATCGCTATGGACAGAGAGGAAAACGCTTGGGGCATATTGGTTAGTTCCTGATTTTGCGGCAGTATTAACAGAAACGCCGAGGTCAGCGTAACCAGCGAAGTCGTCGCCTCTTGCGGGACGAGAAGTACGGACGTAACCAACAAATTCTTTAACTTCGCCAGAACCGAATGTAGAAAATAAAGAAGCCATGTGTTTTGTTTTTTGTTTGAATGTAATTAGTTTATCGAAAAGTCGTAGCTGAAGTATCTATCGGAAGACTGATTAAGTAGCCACTTCGGGAGTAGATGCACTTTTGGCGGTTTCGTCAGCCAAAGCTTGTTTTACTTTGGTGGCGAGAGATTTGCCATAAGCAATTACTTCATCTTGTGTCTTACTCATCACATCAGCCATGTCTTTCTCACCTTGCTCTTTAGTTAAAAGGTTTAAACCGATTAACTGAGTTTGAAGAGCGTTAATTCTTGAACGATGTTCGCGACGCTTGGCTTCAGCAGGAGTTTCACCTTGAGACAGAAAAGAATTGAGTCGAATGCCAGTTTCAGTGGAAATCTTAAAAGCCCCATCGAAAAGACCAGCTTCCTGCTTTTCTGCGACAGCATAGTTGTCTGTGCCGTTAATTCGGAAGTGAAAGTCCATGTCATACTCGAAGTTTCCTTCTTGCTGATTGGAAAGTCCGAGCTTCACAACTTCTTTTTTACCCGTAGCATCGTTTGTCTGCTGCTCGGTAGTCATCTTAGCCCTAGCTGTGCAGATGATGTGGATAGGCGCTTTGATAATTGCTTTCACAAAGTCGAAGTGAGGACGAGAAGCTTTATCCCACTGAACACCCCATTTACCACCAAGAGCGCCCCATTGAGCGAGAATCCACTGCCACTCATGGGTAGTAGAGTCCAAAATAAGGGCTTCAAACCCTTCATCTACAGCTTTTTCAATCATCGCAATGTAATGGTGCGATGTCACTTCATCAGGGGATAAAGGAACTCGTTCCCAAAGCCAACCATCTAGTAAAGGTTCGCCCACCTTCAAATCCATACGACGATTTTCAGTGTCGAGTGCTAGGACTTTACCACCATTAGTAATGCCTTTAGCAATAAGTAAAGCGCCCAATGTCTTTCCTCCGCCTGTAGGGGCAGATATGAGGCACTTGAGAGGCTTTTGTTGACGAGATGCAACTGATGAGACTAATTTAATCGAATAAGACATGGTGTAATTTTCCTGTTAATAGTAGGGGTAGGGATTTCGCCTACCCAATTTAGTTGCTTCACTACGTCAGTTAGCCGATGACCTTGGCGGTCTTTACGTCTGTCAGAGAAGAGCGAAGGATTTCAAGGCGCAGATTACGAACAACACCATTCAATTTCGTTCCCTTAACTTTCTTGCCAGCATCAATTTCAGCAACTAGAGCATCGACTTGATTGGCGTAGGTACGGGCATCTTGAGCGACGAGAACAAGAAGTGTGCGATACTGCTCAACGGAGATTGGTTCATTCTCAACAATGGTAACTTCTTCTGTGTCCGTTGGTGGTGTAGTGATAGCGGTTAATGCTTGTTGTGCAACTTCAGGTTCGTAAGCAACTGTAGTTTCAGGATTCATGTGTTTTTGGTGTTTTGCTTGAGTGCTTATGTATAATAACGCGGTGGTTGGGGAAGGTCATCTATCAATAGAGGTATTAGTATCGAGGATTTCCGAGAATATCACGAGATTTTTAAGTGTTGCCATCTGTTTTGTTTACCCAATCTTTGTTGATTTCAAGCCATTTTTTCAATTTGCCCATACATTCTATATGGGAATCACCACAAAATGCAACATCAGCGCACAATTCTTCTTCTGGAGGACTAGAGGCGACCCACACCATGATTTTGTATATACCGTCATCGAAAATTTGGCGGTAGACGTAGTGACCTTGGAAACGGAAACCGCAAGTTGTTCTTTTCACGTTATTTTGTTTAGATATAAGAAGACCCCGCAACCGTTAAGTATACGAGGTCTTCGGGTAGTCTAGGCGGCTACGAGGGCAGCTTTTCTAGAGAATTGGCAAATGTTGTTTTTCGCATTTACTTTTTGTGTCATCTAGCTTTCATTCATAAAACTTCAGCGCGTTGCTAGAAATCACTTCCACAGCGAATCCATTTATCCCGCCCTTGGCGAATCAGAATAGATTTGAACTATTTCCAAGAGTTTTGGAGACTCCTATGCTACCGTTACACCACTGAGACAAGTGGACGGGGTTGGGGTCGAACCAACGTATGCACAAGCTATCTAGCAATCTCAACGACATTTATATACTAACATGACTAAGTAACGTTTGATAAGTTTCAGCCAAGCTTTCGATTTCAGCTTTCTTGCCAGCGATGTCGCGAGTGAGAGTTTCTGCGGTTTCTGTGAGACTATCGACAGACTTAAATGCTTCTTGAATGTTTGCTGTTGCCTTAACGAGTGCTGCTGCTGCACTGGAAATTACTACGTCGGTGTTGTCGGACTTGGTTTTAGCTGCTGCCATGTGATTAGTTGTTGTTTTACTTTGCTTGTTTTACAAGTTTAGGTGATTATGTAGGATGGCACATCTATCTTAGGGTACATAAGGCGAAAGCCGCATCGTATCCTGATGCGGCTTCCTTTTAGTATTTACAACATACTGTTATATTTTCTTTTTCGGTCTTTGCTTTATTAATATCCTGTGGCGGCAGCTTAGTTTTACAAAGTAGGTAATACCATTATACGACAAAGGCAAGATTAAGCCCTCGATTGGATTTGAACCAACATCTACAATTATTAGCTGTCGAACTTTGACGCAAAGAAAAAAGCCTTAAGATGAACTTGGAGCAATAACTTCAATTTCATTTTCAGATTGAGCCACTTCTTTAGACCTCAGATGTTTACCAGTTACATCACTCTCCGATAGTCGGAGAACTTCGAGTCGAACGAAGAAAACTGAGGTTTAGAAGTGTTTGATAAGCTTTAACTTATGCTCTGTAAACAGTATACTTCCCTAAACAATTGCTTTGCATCTACCTAAAGACAGATATAAAAAAAGCGTTCCCGAAGGAGCGCTCTCTCTTATTGCAACGGTGCAGTCAGATAATCCGTGATATCTTTTCCAATCTTGAATGGAATCACCTCGATGGCGTTAGCACCTTCTCTTGCCACTACAACAGCCTCTAGAAGCTTCTGAGCGCGACTGACGAGTGCTTGCTTGGTAGTTTGGTAAATCGCACCACTGTAGCTGATTTGCTCCCACACACCTTCATTGATGTCTTGGCTGTACTCTTTGACCTGAGCAGGATGTTTGTCGGTCAGCGTACCTTCAATGACCTTCCAATCAGTGATTTTCTTGGTCTTGTTGGTACGGCGAACTTCAGATTCGTACAAACCAGTGTTAGGGTCAATACTCCACTTTTCTGCACTGTCAAGGACAGGTAATGAATCGAAAAACGTAACAATGTCAGTCAACTGTTTTTCAAGAAACAGCAAACTCGAAACAGGGACATTCTCTGCAATTGTAGCTCCGTTGACAACAATATTACCAATTGCGGCTTGATTGGTCTTGTCAAGTGTTGTGATTGTGTCGAACAACTCAGTCAATAGAGAGGCGAATGCTGCAACTTGGTCTTTAACGTTAGTTTGTGTCAGCTTCGATTCAGGAGGATACACATAACCATCTTCAGCATTAGGTCGGTAAGTTTTGCTCAACCCTCCAAATAAATCGCGCTTTTGAATTGTTTTGTAGATTTCGGTCTTTGCCTTGCTGACGCGAGATTTCACACCTTCAGAGATAGCAAGAAGTTGATGAAGAAAAAGACCAGATGTAGTTGATTTAGGCATGATAATTTCAGATTAATTTTGATGGTTTAGTTAGATTATAGAAAAGAATGGTGAAGTACATCTATCTTTAGGAATAAACTACTTCACCAGTATTCAGGTCAATGATACGAAGTTTGCTGCGAGGATTACGTTTAGCAAGTTTTTCAAAATGCCTAGAAATCATCCCATCTAAATCTTTAGAACGTAATTGTCTGTTCCAAAAAGCCCAAACACCATAGACAGAAAAAAATTGAATCTGATACATTACAATACCTTAAATACATAATATAAAAATGCATCGTGCAAAAGTAGCAGAAAAAACACACTAATAATAGATGCCCAACCTAAACGGGAGAATCGTGTTTCATGTTGCTCTATGGCTTCTTGTATGGTTTGCTCGGTTGATTTGTACTCTAAATAAAGAGGCTTTTTAGAGTTAGCTGTTTTGTTCCATCCAGTTAGTCTTGCCATCAAAAGATTACCTCGCTTTTACCTTCAGTAATGTCAAATTTCGTACCACAAGCATAACACTCCGCAGCATAACAGTCACCATCAAGATGTTCAATGTCGAGGTCACCATTGCCTTGATTACCGCCACAGTTAGGGCAAGAGCCAATAGCACACCATGCAGCCACTTGTTCTGGCTTTCTTTCGATTCCTTCGTGTAGCTCATCCATCGTGAGTGGTCTTGCAAGATTGTGAAGTTGAACAAAAGCATGTGCCGTATTCTCTTCTTCAAATATAGCTTCACCATCAGGACAAGTTACAACATATTGCTTGACAATCTTCTCTGTTATTTCGTACATTTAGAACTCTTCTTGGTAGTTGGGGTCGGACAGCAGCCCTAAAACAATCTGCTGTAAACAAATAATAAACGGAAGCAACCTAGCTGAGTATTGAACCGAGTAAACATAATCTTCAGCTAAACGGTCTTGAAACCATCCTGAATCTAGCGAATAAACTTGAGCATCGTAGCAGTCATCCATTTTTTCTGCTCCACCTGTAATTTGCATAAGTCTTAGCGTAATCATAAGTCTTGAAAGCTAGTGGAAATGTAGGGTCTTCTACTAAAAATACCAAAAGACCGTCAAAATTGAGGTAAGGTCGTATAAGATATGGCAACTCCATGATTAAAATGTCCGCCCATTCAAGCTAATCCAAAAGCAGCAAGCAGTCATTGATTTAGGATGTGTACTTTGCTTAACAGCAATTCTCCACAATCCAAAAACTTCCTTGATATGCTCGAACGATTGCGTCCAAGTCACTTTTCTGGTAGGGACGCGAGAACTCATAAAGACCTCCAACAATTACAGAAGTGAATGCGCTAGTGTTCAAACACTTTCAGGGGGTATTACCCCTCCGTCTCCAGTGAGGAAGATTCGCGCAATAGTTAAGGCAAGATTTGAACCTGCAAGTGTGAGCGCCTCCTCATTTAAGAGTTGATGTGTTGTCAACATACTTCTACGCTCATCTCAGTGTATAGCGTCTACCAGTTCCGCCACTTAACCAAATTGAAAGGAGAGGCAGGATTCTCACCTGCATGAGACTAATTTTCCAGAACAAAACCCGTCCACTTTATCCGCTTACAGGTCTAGTCTCTACTGGTGGCATTTCTGCACTTCAGCGTCTAATAATTCCGCCACTCTCCTGAAACAAAATAAAGGGAAGACTCTAATCTGACCGCCATCACCAGCACTTAAGCCAGCCTTTTTACAACAGTGATGTTTTCACGTATGTCTCAGGGGATTTAAACCTTCGGCTCTTCCTGCGACTGACATTTTCTTTATTTTGAAGTCTCTAACCGATTCCAAGAGACGCTTATCGTTGAGGTTATCTTAGATGGTGCGGTCTTCAAATTAAGCGGTATTTTTATCCTGAGTTAAATACCAGAGCTGGCTCCAATCATCAGCCATTTGTCGCGGAACTCGCAGTTGCAGTGCTTACTTAATTTGAAGAGTTGTCTCCAAGGGGTAAGATTGCATCAAGGCTAACACTACTGATTGTAAGAGCCATGACCCTCTTACACCTTCGATGCTTGTTGCAGAGCTTACTTGCTAAATTGTCTTGGCACTTATCACCAGTTACCGAGAGGATAGAGGGCGAGGTGATTTACTTAGCCCGTACCGATATGTACCTACACCTTGGAGTTGTTGCTGGATAGCCATGTCCTAGACCTAACTCTCAGAGCTTGCTGTCCTAATAAAGTCCCACAAGTTGCGGCTAGGGTTAGCATGAACGCGCCCACAGATTCGGTATTGACTATTCCCGAAATATCCAGATGAAATGGAGCTGGACATTGCGAGACTCGTTGTGAGGAGTTAATAAGCGAGAACGCCGATGACCTCTACGTGTCCCTGCGGTTTATTGCCTATTCACCGCCATCCAGTTGTTTAGTTTGTTTGAAGATACACCTCCGACTTACTAAACATTATTGTGGGAGTGCGTCTTAACGTTTATATTGCGCCATCAATCATTATTCAATGACTGAGCAAGAGTTTCCATCTGCACTATATCTCCCTCACATTTATTACTATAACTTAACTTCTTCTTCTGCGCCTCTATCTGGAGGAATATTTACATAAAATTTATTGTTGGTGCGGTCGATAAGAATTTCACCAACAGCAAGTCGTGAATCAAAAGGTAAATAGCTGAATTGCAAATTAGCTCCTTCGGACAAGCTTAGTTGTAATTCAGCATTTCTTACATCTAAAGCAAAATTAAGAAAGTTCATTAGTTTCTTGCTCCAGTATTTCAAGTAGTTTTGCACGTCTATAAGCTTGAGATGCGGTTTTGCAGTCCATTGCTGCTAATATATCACGAATAGTATCACCATCAATTAAGTATCGAGGTTTATCTGGGAATCTACAATCAGTCACATTACAGAAAAAGATGTTAGGTGGAAATTTTGGTGCAGATTGGAGGGTGGTGCTCATTTTTGTCCTTCATAGTATAAATTGGTACTTTAACCAGATGTCCATATTGATTAGCAAGGCTCTCACTGGTAATTAAAACTTGCTCTTGTGTATCTGATTTGATGTAGTAATTGCCCAAATCTACATTACGGTCTTCGCCTTGCTCAACTGCATGAATCATGCACATAGCGCCAGTGTTACGAAATTCAATTGCCATATTAATCCTCAAAAAGCTCTACAAGTGAATCTAGCTCTTGATAAACCATTAGATAGCCTTGAGAGTGGTTTTCCTCCCACGCACGTTCCCACAACTTTCTTTTCTGCTTGTCAGAGATGTTCAGTGTAGTTAATCCAGCTTCTTCTTTCACAAGCTCTTCGAGTAAGTCTTCGATTTCTTCGTTAAATTGACGAACTTCTTCAGCCTTACCATTTTTCCATTCTGCATACTCAAGCTCATAAGATTTAAGACGTTTGGCAAAAGCTGCGTACTCATCTGCTGTTACTGGAGTGCCACATTTATCTAAAGGAACTGGAGGTTTTTTAGGCTTCTCAGACTTCTTCTTTAAGGATAAGAGATAATCAATTTTCTCGTTGATATCGTACCCTTGATAATATTCAGGCAATTCAATAGTCATTAGTTACTCCTTCCAAAATATTTTTGAGCCATTTTCTTCGACTTCCCAACAATATCTCGTAAAACAGGCAGAAAAGAAATCTGCCCTTGGTAATAAATAGCCTCCAGCAGTGTAATTGTTACTTACATGGGTAAATTTCTTGAAATGTAGCTTTTCTAGTTCAATATACAGCAACATTTGAGCATCTATAAAGCCAATTTCTTGAGATTGAGGCAAAACAAAGGCAAAAATAATTTTTGAGTCAGGTTTTATCTTGCGAATGAAGCCCAGACCATCGCCAACTTCAGTTTCGAGGAAAATATTCCCCGTTTTAGCCGCCATATAGTCGGTTTTTACCTCAATTAGCAAGTCTTTTTTACCAATCACACGAAAATCCCAGCTTTCGTGAATTTGTTGGTCTAATGTAGCTGGAATTACTTCGTAGTTTTTGCTGATGAAAAATTCTTTGACAACTTTTTCGCCAAATTTGCCTTTTGCGAAGGACTTAGAGCGTTCAGTTTTATTTACCACCAGACAATTTTTCCTGTGGTATCTGTTTCAGAGTATTTATGCCCATTTGCAATTAGATTTCGCAACTTTCTCTGCTCTTTTTCTATATTGTATGTAAAAGTAATTTTTGTAACTGGGAAATTGCGGAATGTGAACCACAAATAAAGAGAGGTATCGGGTAATCTTGCATTTGTTTTACTCATATACCTTTATATCTCTTTTTCTAGCTTCATTACCACTAGCTCGCCTACCACACTGACGGCATATACTGCCAGAACTGACCAAACAACAATCACAATTACCACACCAACCCAACGTTTTATGAGGCTTGCGCGAACGCTCACGATTAGTTAAACGAGGCTGCTCAATTTTTTCGGGGTCAATCATGTAAACATCTCCAAAGTATCGTCTCCCAAGCGTACACCACAACGCACCAAATATAAAATATCTTCTTCTGAAGCAGCATGGGCAAGTTTATCTGGGTCTACATCTAGCCAGATTTCATCATGAGAGGCATCAGACACCATAGGGTAGTCGCCATTCGGCACTAACTTATCTAGGAGTAGATAAGCTGCAATATCGCGTCTTCGATGTAAAGGTTTTTCGATATTTTCAAACTTTAGATACTCTTCGTTGTATTTCTCAAAAGTCTCTTGCAAAGTTAGAGGCACACTTTCAAATTCAACTACTCTAAAGTCTGCACAAGTGACATTATTTCTAGATTCAGCCATTCTCATTTTGTCTGCATCATATTCGGCAGTTTTCTTGGAAAAATACGGAGCATTGTTATAATCTGCAAACCTAGATAGTTTCTCCCATTTCGTACCTCTCCAAGCACGTTTTTCAATCTCGTATTTCGTTCTAATATCTTCACTCATGGATTCACCCAATCACTGTGTTCAAGTTCTTTCAATGCCATCAACACTACTTCAGCGTCTTTACCTAAAAACTCTAGGTCAAGAATTTCGGCTTGTGACCACTTGTTAAAAGTAGCACGAATGGCAGCACAAATTTTGTTTTCAGTGTAAGGTGACATCGGATAGTCTCCCTCGCCACCAAACAGCCCGATAATATTATCATTCTCGAATTTATAATGAAAGTCCTTCTTGGCTTTACTGACTTTGTATCCAGCTTTTACCAGCGCAAGTACTAAGTCTTCGATGCTATTAATTTTTTCGAGTCGATTCTCTTCAACTAACATAGCAATTTCTTCGCGCCAAGCTAAGCGTTTTAATCTGTGACTTCCGCGTTTACCTTCAGGTTTTTGGTGTCTTCCTCTTGGGTTAAATGACGTGCGAAAACGCCTGTAATTGTTGTTTTTATGACTCATCGCATTGGGTAAGTATGGGTAGGTTTCCAATCCGACTTTTTCAAATGCTGGTACATTCTGTCCATCAACCACTCTGCAAGACGCAGTTTTTGGGGGTTGTAGCCAGCTTCAAGACAAGAGTGCATTAAGCTATAACCAATTTCTACATTACTTGTTAAGCATTCAGAATAATGCCGTAATCGTTCCGAATATTTCTTGGAGCGACTAGTTTTAGGTAGGGGGTCAAACCTAAAAATAAAATCTGGGTCATTAAGTCTAGTTAAACCCCAATCTCCCCAAAACATATGTACATTATTATGTAGTGTTGAATAGTGCTGAGAGTAACTAGAAAAACCTTTAGGAGCTTTGTAATTGGTCGGCTTCACCAGTCTTACAAGATTCCATCCCTTGATAATCTCACCATACACCTCTTCATCTCCAAGGAAATTAATTGCTGACACTTATTTTTCACTCCAATATTTTACGCATCGAACGACTGTATCTAAATGACATCGAGGTACAAGTTCGGTAGCGTCACTTCGACGACACCAACACCTTACTCGATATACTTTTTTCTCTTTATATAAAGGGACAAGTTGATGCAACTTAAAAACAATATCTTTAGTTGAGGGGGTTTTCCAGACTTTCGAGATTGGTAGTGTTTTACTAATCTCCCTAGGGTCAACATATTGGTCGCGCATACCAGCATTGTAACGTCTGATTACTAGTTTTAAGTAAGCTTCATGAGCATCACAAACTTCGTCACGAAATTCTTCATTGACTAAATCAAAAGGGTTGCCAAGCGCAGTTGCTCGGTCACAGCGAATATCTGAATCAAGTTGACGTTCTTTGAGATGTCCTACAATTAACATTACAGTGACTCCAACAAGTCAGCTTTACTTGCAAATAGGGTACGTTCATCGAGCAACCAATTTGGGTCTGCGGTCTTAGATTCAGATAAAGAATATACAATAATAAGTTTGTCATCTGTACTTCTATTGAAATAATCTACTTCGTCTCGTAGTTTTTCACTGCTCTCAGTAATCTGACGAACTCGCACATTTCCTTTCTGAACTTTATCATTCTTGAGAAACCAGACTTCTTGACTCACCGCAAACTTGAAAGTGGGATTATTCTCAAGTAAGTCTTTAATAGCTAACTCAAGGCAATGAAGAGCATCTAGAAATTCTTGTGAATTGCCTGTAGCTCGAAGTTTTTCGATTCTGGTGTTGATTTGGTAATTAGACATAAGTACCTCTCGCTAATCCTGATACAATAAAATAAAATAACAAAAATTGCATCATCCCTATGACAGACTTCCGCCACATGAACTCGCCTCTCGAAGCTGACTTTGCTTTAGGTAATCTCGACCGTTGGTTAACTCGCGCCAAAGCAGATATCAAAACAACTGTAGGAGCCGTGAAGGACATCGCCAGCAAGAAAGCTTGGACTGACCCCAAGAAAAACGCCAGCTACACCGATTTAGGTAAAGGCGCATCTGAAGCCAAACAACGTGCCAACAAAGCTCTCAGCGAGAAAAACGCAGCCAACAAAGCGGCAGAACGAGAGAAGACTGCTAAGGACACCACATTGAAGTATGTCGAGCCTCGCAAGCCAAGAGCGACGGCAGGAGCCAGCGACCCTACAAAGGAAATCGCTGACCGCTACAGAAAAGAAGGTAAAGCAAATTATGAAAAAGATGGGGCGCGAGACTTGAGTAGGGCAAGCGCTGATGGTGTACTCGAAAACGATAAGAGATTCAAAACTGGCGAAAAACGTTACGAACCCAAGAAATCTAAATAACCTCGCTTAAATCGCTCTCTAGCGCCCATTGTAAATAGCTAGGTGTAGTTGCACTCTTCAGGTAGTATTGATGCTCTGAGCCTTCATCTGGCGCGAAGCGTGAGTACACCTCGTAGATGCTTGCTTGTGTATCAAAGCGAACACGTTGCCCGACCTCGAATTTAAAGTTGCTCATAGTGAATCTAATATCTCCCTCACCATTTCCAAATAGTATTCTTCATCAGGTAAATCAAACTCAATCGCGTTGTTATTAGCACGAACAAAGTCGGTCAACTCTGCGGGTGTTTTTTGCAGTAAGCCTAAATCAGATTCGTACAGTAACTTAGAAAGGCAAGGGATGTCTTGCTTGTCGCCATGTCCCGCAGTCGGAATGCAGACTTTTGCCAGCACTGCTTCAGGAGTTGTAGGTTGAAACTTGTAGCTCCAATGGAATACGCCGCCGATATAAGCAATCTCGCATCTTTGGCAGCGAACAATTGGCTCGACAACAACAGGATAAATGTTTGTCAAGTCATCGTAAAGATGAAATGCTAACTCGAAATCCATAATCGCGGCAATCTTGTCGTTCTCGATTAATGCGACATAGTTTGTGGCAGGAGAATCGCGTTTTTCAAGTACCGAGACAGCTAGTTCTGTAATTGCAAAACCATCGTAAGCATGATGTGCAATATCGTTTTTGCTTCTAGTGAAAGACAGATACTTGTTGGCGTTCTTGATTGCATACCAGATTTCAAAATTGTGCATTGCTGACCTCAGAGTATAAGTATGAAGAAAATCCTTGTTTAGCTTGTGCTTGAAGTGCGAGAATTTCGGGATGTGCGGGAAACTTTTGCAGTGCCAAATGTGCGGCTATGCTAGCTTCCATGTACTTCTTTTCTGCAATCAAGCGCTCAATGTGATGCAGCTTGTACGAGACAGTGTGACGGCGAAAGAGCCAATTGATTAAGCGACTAACCATATAAGATTCCTGTGGATAGTGGGGCAATACTGAGATGCGAGAATGCACTCTCGACGAGTGACTTGATGCTTTTGAATAGTCTTGAAAATCGTTTGTGCGGTGATGTCGTCAACAACGTATTTTTTGGTCGTATTCATTGCAAATAATGATAGGTAAGTTTGCTCAGTTTAGCATCTGGCTTGAGGAGGATTCAGTAACGGCATCCAATGAGAGACATCACAAACAAATACCGCATACCCATCTGCAATATTTACAAACTGGTCATATTCTTTTAAGAACTGCATCGGTACAGGATAATAGCTTCCACCTAGAAAAAGCTTATAACCTAGAAATACCGTACCATCTTTAGGCGCAGTTTCAATCGGTTGCCAAGCACTAAACAGTCGGGCAACTTCAGCAGCTTGAGTGTCGCTGTGGTTCAACGGATTATCGTCATCCCAATCCCCAATTTCAACACTTTGAGACTTGATTACGTTAGGAGCAATGCAATCGTTTGGGTAGTTGGCATCTTCTAAAGTACGCTCAACTTCGTCGGCTCCTAAGTGGTCGTGGTCGATTACAATTACGTGTAGGTAGTGTACTTTCATTAATTCACCAATGTAGATTTCAATGTGTTTTTACCAGCCTTAATGACTAGCTGCTTTGTCTCTGAACTGTACTCGATGATAATCTTTTTATTATCGATTGTCACTAGCTCTAGGGGAACATTGTCGTGGAGGTTCGGCTTCCCTATAAGGGCAGCAGCACGACGAATAATATCCATCGCTTTTAACTCTTCGTCTGTTCTCATGTTACCTCGGTAATTTCTTAAAATATTCTTTAACCAGTTCCACGAAATTAAAATCTCGCGCCAAAGCAAATGTCACTTCACCAACACCGACATTCTGCTCTGCAATCTCACGCACACGTTTTTCAAACGGATACTGCGCCAAAAGTGCTTCTTGGTACTCTTGTTCCCAAGTTGGTGTAGGCTCGGTAAGCGGCTCATATTGCCATGTGGTTTCGTTAAATAAAGTCCACTCACCGTCTCGGATTGTATATTGTTTACGAGGTGAAAGAGTTACCCAATCGATAGTTCCACTGGGATATTCATAACGACGGAGTTGGTCAAATAACCCGCCAGCATTTACAGTTGTAATGGTCTTCAGAATTTCCATTTAATTTACCAAAATGTTTAGTTGAGAGTTCAAGTATTCCCGAACAGCCACATTATCTTCAATCCAATCACCATGAAGTGAATACTCTTTGCAATCACTCAGCACTGACGTTTTTGTGTCATTAGTGCCGCCAAAGCTCATGTAAGCTGACAAAGTACTAGGATTACCCTTCTGAAGCTCAGAGACGATTTTAGCTGCATCTCTGGAGCTAAGAACAACCTTGAACGCACCTTGCTGCTCGGAGCGAATGATGTGGATTTTCTTCGGCGTAGTGATTGGCACTTGTTCGACTTGGCAGAACTCAAGCTGGTCGTAAGTGTTTTTCATAATAGTAAGTTTGCCAATTAAAAGGGTATTTACAATAAGTATTATTTTGGTCAAATTCTATAGTAGTTTCACCAACCTGAAATTTACCAGTGGGAGCTACTTTAAGAAAGTGATTTTGAGGAGCCATTCTTGTACGTTGGAATAACTCTGCTAAACCTTTAGAGGCATTTTTTAGATATACTTTAGTGACTAAAGTGCTATCCCAATTTACCTCGATTACATCGTAGTTCACGGCTTTTTCGTCTCCTGATAAATTGCTTGGTATTGTAATTCAATATCTGGAATCTCTTTAATCTCAACAAACTCTGCTTCGGGCTCAGACTTAGTGTGCCAAACATTTTGGAATTTATCGTTCAGTGAAAAGAAATATTCTACTGAGGTTTCAGAGGAGTGCCAACGAACAAAATTAACATTGCCTCTAAATAATTCCCAATGTCTCACCCAATAAACCCCTTTATGCCTACAAGCAAAATTGTAGTACTGAATGTTGGAAATTTTTCGACAGTAGGCAGGAGTAATGATTTGAAAATCAACTTCAGGTTTTGGGAGTGATGGCTCTTGCTTAGGAATTACAAGATTCCAGTAGATAATTTCAGTATCTGGTACTGCATCGACTTTGAATTTCTTCTCCTCGTCAACGTACCACCACTGCTTTTCTACTGCGCGATAGGCATAGTAATAATCTGCGAACATCGGAATCCAAGTGATATTGTCACCGTGAGTCTGACGAAACCAGTGATGGTTATCAATGACTAGGGAAACAGATGAGGAAAGAATGCTGTCTGGTTCTGGAAACATACTAATAGCGCCAATGTTTATTTCTAATGTACTGTTTCGTATCTTCACTCGGTTTGATAATTTCACCCCACTCACTCGCTTCTGTAATCAACTGCGGGTCAATCACTGAAGCATCTTCACCATTGCGTTTTAAATGCTGCAAAGCACCTTGGCAAGGCTTGGAGGTATCTGAGTGGCAAGCCCAAGTTTTACCGTATTGGAGACGCATAATCTTGATGTCGTATGCAGTCGGAAGACATCCGTAGTTCTGTGCGATATCGCTTGCCTCGCTACAAGCAAAAGGGCATGAACCGTCTACATGACAAATTTCATTACTCATTGCTATATATATCTCCGATTCTATATTTGCCAGACTCGACGACAAGTAGTAGACCTGAAACATCTCGCATTACTGCATTATTTCTAATAGCTCTTGCTTTCCACTCTTCTAAATTTACAGCTAAAACGGAGAGGACTTCGCTAGTTGTCAAAGAGACTTGAATTGTGTCGTAGGTTTGTAATGACATAGCTACACTTCCTCTTCTACATAATATGGTTTCGTTTTAATATAAGCTCGATAACTCTCGACTACATCATCAGTCTTGAACTCGTCAGGCATCTCTAAATGAAATGGTGTGTGAGTAGTCCACTCTCCTTTGAGTTGCCAAAGTTGTTGTGCCACTTCGGTAAGAGCGTTTGTGTGGGCAGGAAGATGGTTGAAATGCTCCCTATGTAGACGGCAAAGTTCTAAGCCGTAATGAACTGTCCAAGACATATTTGAGAGAGATTTACAAACCCATTTGGTACAAGGATGATGTTGGTGATTTTTGCGGGAATACTCGTTGCCATCTTTTTTATGTGGTAGTGCCAGACCGTGATGAGCGCAAGCGACTGCAAGCATTTGTGCAGCTTCAAGAGCCATCTTACTCGCTACTTTGACTGGAACAAGACGCGCTGCTTCGATTGGATTTTCGTGAAGTACGAAGATGTTCATTTCAGTTGTTGTAAATAATTGTGGAGTCGCCGCCATCGACAAACAGTTGAGTGACGTAAAAAGTTGGTAAATCAGCCTCTTCAAACTGGTCGTCAAAAATAGTGTCAGCTTCCTCTCTAGAATCAGCAAGAATTATCATAGTCCTTTGTTGCGCCGAACGCCAAGAGTACACAAAAATTAATTTACTATCTGGCTCGGCAACAATGCGACCACTATGAAACCCTGTATCTTTCAACTGCTTCAGTAATGCTTGGCGCTTCTCAGGTGTCAACGGGTCAGCTACTTTCAGAATCGACATAGGAGGATAAGCAGCCTCAAAACCAAACTTGAACCACTCGAAAAAGTTCCATCGATATATCACTGTCAAAAAATGTATCCGAGGGTCTACACTTTTCAACTTTTCTTCAAACAATTCACGCAACTTGATTTCATTTATCATTTCTTTTTCTGCTCCGTTCTTTTAATTTGTTCTGGCAAACCTAGCAGACACTCCCAGAATTTGTAAACAACTCTATAAGGATAAACTGCCCATCCAAAAAACAAGAAAAATATAAAAAGAGTTCTTCTAGAGTATTCTGAGCCATGATTTTCCAACGAACAAATTTGTGCAATACTGACGTAGGAAGTGATACCTACCAAAATCAAAACACCTTCAACCATTTCAAACCTCTATAGCTTCTTTTACAATTCGAGTTGTATACATGAATAATATATACCTGATGTGAGGAAAATCTGCTCTAGCTTGACCTAGAACCTCGATAGCTTTCGTGTAGTCGTGCTGCTCAAATTCCTGATTGTACTTAGTTGCGTGGGAGTAGGTTTTACCGTCACCAAGTAAGTACTCTATGGCATATCGATAGTCACAGTCAATACCTTCAGGCATATCATTTAAGCTCTCGCTTAACTACACGGTACTTCGCATCTGTAAAGTTGTCGCCCCATCGTCTAGCTTCAGCAGCATATGCATGAGCCATGATTTCTGAAGTGTGACCACCAAACTCATCTGAGCCAAACCTTCCAGTATTCCAGTTTTTAGCGTCTTGCCACTGCCCATACTGAGGGGAAGATTTGTCGTAGGTGTATGAGTTCCACTGAACAAACCATCTGCAATTATTTGCAATTGGTGCAACATAATTTTCGAGTTGAGAAAAATCAAACTCCATGTCATCCCCCTTGAGGTAGAAAGAAAACAACTGAGTAGATAATCCATGCATCAACAATAAGAAGCGCCCAGAACCAGTACCAATCGATTTGGAACTCGAAGCGAACTTCAGGAAGAATATCGTGTGCCAACTTCAGAAACAGCGCAGCGAGGGCAGAAAAGAATATGTAGAGTTTCATAGACTACTCTCACGTTTAATAGGGAAGTGTATAGTAAAATCTTCAGGGTGAGGTCTGGCAGCCAAACCGTGTTGTAATGTCAATCCAGCTTCATCTCGGAGTCGTAGCACCAATCGCTTTTGGTCATCGCTCAGCACCCTCACATCCTCTTGTTGCCCACACTTTACAGCAGTATCAGCAGATATGATTGGGTCGCCAGTTTCCAAATAGTTCGCCCACATTTGTAGAGCTTGAAAGTGCAGATGTTTTTCTTTGCAGAGAAGGAAATCCATATTAAATTGCTCCACCAATCATATAAAGTGTAGGGAAGTATAGGTAGTCCGAACCTGCTTGTTGCCTAATTTCTGTAGGTAAATTATGCGCTACAGCAAACTCCATCATTGATTCGTAGTAAGTGAACTCAGGGAATTTGTCACGAATCTTGTCGATGTACCAGCCATCAGAGGAATACTCGGTTCCAGTTTTTACGATTGCTTTGCGGTCGGTTGTCTCAGTGAATTGCCGAGAGTAGGGGATGATTTTACCGCCTTTATACCAAACTTTGCAAATTGAAAGTGGAAAGTGTTGCACAACGCTAGTATATGTTGACTCTTTCATTACAATCAACTGAATATTCTCACCGTTCTCTTCATAGTTGAGAACCCATCGAACCAACGGATTACTAATGTATCTTGCATCATCCGCCGAAAGTGTGGATTGCTCAATTTCGGTGATGCCAATAGCTGCCAGTTGCGTCTTGAAGTGCCTTAACAAGGAGTTTTGAGGCACATAGAGGTAAATATCCAAATCTTTAGCTAGCCGACCTAAATACCAATCTCTAGGAGCGCCACCTGCAATGATACAGTGAGGGTCGATTGCTTCTAGTCTTGCAAGTAGCGAGTCAGCTACACATTTTTGCCACACGATGAGAGAAGATATACTAGCCATTGTTTGCCTCAAAAATTTTGAGTAGTTCAATCAATTTACCATCACTTACATAGAAAATGTCAGTACCTTCAGGAAGAGAATTGGAAATCAGTTGCCCCAGTCTTAAGTCAGGGAATTTACTCCAAGTCTGAAGTATTTGTGTGGTCATAATAAGTCTTTTTCTGACCTCCTCGTTTCGGATTAGTCGCTGATTTTCCTTAGTAGCAGCAAGTGCAACTTTTGCCCTCTGCATTTTCAAGAAACCCGCAATAGTATTTTGAATCTGCTGAGGAATTTTCATGCTCTCAACGCGCCGAATGAAGTCGTGCAAACGTCTATCAACCGATTGCTTTGAGTCGTGTTCAGTTCTTGTGCGTACACTCTCGTTGATGAAGAAGTTGAAATCATCGAAAAAGTGAGACAACTTGCAAAAAAGCTTATATAGCTTCTTGTTTATAATGTCACTCCTGAAACATTGCATATACTCAGAGTTATCTATCTGAGCAATTAATGCCTCATAGTCTTTGGCAAAACTAGTCAACCCGAAGCTTTTCTCGAAAATGGGTGAAAACAAGCAAACATTAAGTCTGTAGGTCATTAATAGGTATCTCCAATTTTATATTTCCCAGAATCAACAACAGCAAAAAAGCTCTCTTCCACACCTCTGCGGTATACAGCCATATCTCTTACTGCCTCGGCATTCCTTTTAGTCTTGCTCTCTGCCATAAACGCAAGAACTTCTCCAGACTTAATTGAGACTTCGATTGTATCGAATTTTTCCACGATTACACCTCGATAATTTGATAAATTTTAGCCATCATCTCCAAGACAGTAGGCGGCGCTTCGCCAGCTTCAACTCTAGATTGGATAATATTAACTACGCGAGGGTCAAGACGGGGCTTACCGCCCCACCTGCGTTTGCCAAAACCTTTAGCTTTAGTCATGTCACAACATCCAAAATGCTTGGTGATTTCTTGATTTCTTCGAGAAGGAAATTAATTTCTTTTTCAAATCGGGGAGCTTCTTTAAGGGAAGTGGCAAAAAACTCTTTGTAGATTGGGTCGGTTGTAATATTTTCAGTAGTTACCGAGGGGTAGCTTTCCTGTAATTGGTTAGCGCCAACTTTAAGTAACCCTGCAACGATTTTTTGGTTCATACGGTTTCAGGCTCACCTTTGAATACAAAAATTGGATTAGAAAACTTAGAGAGTTCGTTTGCTAATAAGGAGCGTGTAGTTTTGGTAACATGTTTGCAACCTTCCCCATCATCGCCAGTGTAGATGATGGTAAATGTTTCAATTTTTTCAGGCTCAACTAGTGGCAACTCACCGACAACACCTTCCCAGACCTCTTTTTCTGCCTCAGCTTTAGCAAAAGTCTCTTGCACCAATTTAACTCTGCGTCGAATTTCTGCAAGTGGATTTGAGTCTGTTTCTTTTGAGTTGAAAGAATACTGAAAGTCGATAGCTATCGTTCGTACACCATCAGAGAATTTAACCACGAAGCCAGAAGAAAAAATGCCACTACGAAAATCTTCGGCAGCTTCGATAGGCGATGTTAGTAGGTCAGATGACTCACGATTGAACTGCTTAGTCTGACCATCAATTCGTAAATAAAAATTGTCACCAAACTTTTCGACTCGAACTCTAGACATAATGAACGCTCATGAATAATATTTGCAGAAAAAAGAAGAAAGAACCTATAGCAGCCGTCAACCGTTCTTTGTTGGATACGGGTAACTGCGACTCTTGCTAGGCACACGGCTGAGTAAGTCGTCTTTTTCGGGTTCTAGGTAGGGCTTATTGGCATTGCCTGAAGATGTTACTTACTGCTTTTGAAAAATGAACCGATAATCGATAGCAAGATTGTCAAGCCCCAAGCTCTGTAAAACTCTAGCACAGGAACAGCAGGGAAAATACCAACCAAAGCCCAGTTCCACAGGAGCATAAAGATATATGCTCCTAGAGCAGAACAACCAATAATAAAAGGGATAGCAATGATTACGGCGAAAAGAGTTTTCATAATTCGTTTCCTGTTAGTAATAAAAATTGTAGAGTGAGGGAGTTTTGTTGTCACTCCCTCTAGAGACTTATCTATGCTCCGATGTGCTTAGCAGGTAATAGCTCGTCTAGGTAATCGAACGCATTCTTACGCACTTTACCGAACATATTGCCCTTGAAGCCAGCTATGGGGTCAAATCCTCCGTCCTTGCCCGTAGTTTTGACAAAGGAAGTCGCAGCATTAGCATAGCGATATCCTGTGTGCTGATTTGCATCGAAGATATCAACATCAGCCAAGCTTCTATAGATGTCCATGAACTTGTGGTAGTTCTTGACTGAGCTAGGATAACTTTCATCCTCATCTAGAACCGCAGGGATTTCTTGTGTGCGGCGAATCGCAAAGAGGTCGCGAGTGAGAGTATCAACCACTTTCGTATCAAGTTGTAGGTCACGCAGGGCTTTGAGGTGAGGAGCAGTTTGTTCATGGAACCTAGTCTTAGCCAAGTCGATGTTTTGCTTAGCCATTGCCATCAGTTCCGTAGGAGACTTGCTACTGCCCTTTTTAGGGTCAAAACCAAAAAACTTCTCTGTACCCTTAGCAGATGCAAGAGCCATCATCAAAGTGTTCTTACAGATAGCTCTGAACGAACTGAAGAAGACTGCGCGAGGAGTCGTCCCGTCATGAGACAAGCAGAAAATCATGTAAGGAGTAATTTTGTCTGCTTCACCTTGAATCGTCAGAACTTCATCGGGAATCAAGTTGTTGACGGCTAAAATCGCGCCAGAGTCAAGTAGAAGCCAGTCTTGAATTTCAATCAGGCTTTCATCTGTATAGTTCTCTAACCAGCGTAGCCCGTCCTGATATTGGATGATGCGATACTTGCTAGGTACTTTCAGAGCAAAGTTGCGTCCGTGATGGTCAATGTGTTCTTCTGCGAGAAAAGCTGGGCTAATACCGATTGCATCTTCTTTAAGGAACTCTTGGCGAATGTAGTTGGACTTGAGTTCGTCTACAGGCTTGTTGTCTTCATTCATGTTGGGATACATGAATGCTTGCCACTCTTCGAGTTTAGCGTCAGCGATAATGTCGTCAGGTGTAATCTTGGGGACTACTTTAGATGTTTCGAGTTGTCCGAATGCACCAGTAGTGCTGACGTGCAAAGCTTTTGGTGTGTTGTCAATAGTAGTTGTCATTTTTCAAATTCCTCAACGGAAATATAAATACAAGATAGAAGTGTAAGTATAGCGGCACAAATTCTAGTCGTCAATGTAGCTTCTGGATAGAATAGTGCAACAAAAACTGAATGAGTTGTTGCCCACATTGCAAAAACTTTGACCATTATTTATTTTTTTGGGGGGAAAAGAGGCAAACAACTAAGCCCAAGCCAACAGAGATAGTCCAGAAACCGATGAAGGGGAAGAAAGGCATAGGTAGTCCCAGTAAGTTTGTAATTATTCTGCTGAATAGCAAGCTGCGCCAGTCAGACCTATTAGACCTATCAATGCACCAATTTTTTGCACGTTGTTTGTGGGTGCGAAAATGTTGTATGCAATAGTGATAGCGGCAAGAATATAAACAGAGATGATTAGAGTCTTCATAATAGGTTGTATTTTTACTTAATACCCCACGATAGAGGGGGTTGCCCTTTTTAGGGGCGTTCGCATAAGCTTCACCAGACCTATTCAGATTTGTTTTACTGTCCTGCGAGTTGTCTTTTACCAAATTTAATATCTTTAGAGTCATCGCTCGTAAGGCGGAGGAGGTCTTGCTAAGGTATTGTAAATCATGAACTAATCTCCAAACAAAAAATGTAAGAGTGTCAAAACAAAAGTGGAGCTAATAACAACTTCAGCCGCAGAAGGAAGGAAAATGCTAATTGCAATAGATGCAGCAATACCAATAATGAAAAGTGTGATAGTAGTCTGATTCTTAGTCATGATGCGTACCTCTCTTTCTGTAATGTAGAGTGATTATCGTTCTTGTCGTTCAAGTACCAAGTGACCAATCGCACATCTTGATACTCAAGACGGTCTGGCTCTAGTTCTCCAGCTAATACAAGAATGATATCAGTTTTAGGTGATGTAGGTAAATCTACCCTAAGAGCTAACTTGACCACCTCGTAAGAAGCATTCAAAACAATCTCAAAGATGTTTTCGTGAGACGCTGACGCTAAGAGGGCAGAAAAGAGGGTTACGGGCTTGTTGCACAGTGAGAGGGCATCTTTGGTAGAGACATCGAATACTTGACCATGCTTTACGCAATAACCTAAGTGCCATGAATAACTTCTGTGTTTGAATGCCCCGTGAGCAGAGACAATAAGCGATTCTTGTGCGTGAGCGAGTAGCGCGAGTTGCTGCGCGATGATGTACGGGTCGCGGAACTTACGTGGTGCGGTTTCGCGATGGTGTAACTGTGTGGTCATTCGTCCCCATCCTCTAAGTACCAGTCAATATAGTCCCAAAACTCAGCAAGCAAAATCTCGAAATCTTCATGCGAAATAGGTAGCTCGAAGTCTTTACGTTCGGTTGGTTCTGCGCCTGTATAAACGAGAGAATAGTCTGAAGTGTTTTGTAAAACGTCTACAGAGGGAAACCCATCGTTGTTGGCGTTGAAGTCGCAAAAAGCTTCCTTCAGTTCTTGGTAAGTTTTAATCATCGTCAGTAATTCCGTAATTTTCAAAGTTGTCTACGTCTTGTTGCATACGTTCTATAGCACGTTTTGCATACTTCTTTTCTGTAGGTAAAGGGACAAGTACAGAGCCTACCAAACCAGATTCAGGATAAGTCAAGAGACTATAACCTCTAGTGGTCTGCTCTACTTTAATGCCGCGAGTATCTTCTTTACCCCAACTACGAAAGTAATCTTGAAACTCTGCATAGGTGTTGAAACTGTTATCAGCCCTCTTTTTCCAAGACTTGATTTGCTTGAGTACAGAATCATCGGTGACAACCTTCAAATGCCACTCTTTCCAAACATCGAATATTTCTATAATCAATTGAGAGTGAGGAAAGAACTCAGCAACCTTATCTACCATCTGACCGCAAGTAATGTAGTCAGTCTGTTTCGCGTTCCAAACACCGCCCTGAGCAGTGAAACGTCCATCACCTGAAAGTCTCCAAGAGAGTTCAGCCAAATTTATCTTTCTGCCAGTAGAGTTGTAGTCTACTTTGGTGATTTGCCAGACAGCTTCTAATTCTTTCATTACAGCGTCACTCCAAATCTCTTTTCTGCAAATTCAAGGCAAGCGTCAACGTCAGTGAACACTTTCTCACAAAAACGTCCAGAGTGCCTGTAAAGGATTACAAGTTCGTTAGTGTCATGCAAGAGAATGAACTCCTTGACTGCGTGGGGTCGTCCTTGCAGTTTGGGCGGCTTGCAGCCCGTTGCAAGCTTGCCAAAGGTATTATCTAGGCTTTGGCGCAAGAAAAGGTCGTGGAGAGTGAAATCTTTGAGGGTGAGAGGGTTTTTAGGTAGTGTAGCGAGTGTCATTATAATCTCCTAAAAAGTAATAAGTGAATAACCTCGTATAGCCGCTAGGTCAGCTTGTGCGATTAGTCTTCGTCACCAAATAGGATGTCACCGATAGTGCTTCGACTTACTGGCAAACTGAAGCTACCTAGCGAGAGAGAATCTATCTGCGATTTATGTCTACCCAAAAATCGATTTCGGGCGTAGTGTGAACGACTTGAACAGCCATTTTTCTAAAAACCCGAAGAGCTATTTCTTTGTCTTCAGAATCAGTCAAATGGATTACCTCGTGTTGTTGACGAATGTTATGAGGAACATCATACACAATAGTGAGAGTACCAACTTCTTTAGGATAGTCTGAGTCTAACCTGACCTTTACAATCTTAGCGTCGAAAGGGATGAAGGTTTGAGAACCGATTTGAATTAATTTCATGATGCAAGTAACCTCTCAATTTCTTTTCTGTGGTATTCGATGCGTGCTGCTTTTGCTGTGCTTGCTGTTTCGATGTGTTGTTGTCTCTTAATGTCGTAAGACGTTGCATCAAAGACGAAGTTAAACAATGTTGCAATGTGTTGTGTTGAATCAAGTAATGATTGAATACTTCCATAGCTTATTGCCTTCTCAATAGCCTTGTCAAGTAGTTTTTTGCTTTGAACAAAGATATTTTCAGGATTCACTACTTTAGGAGTAGCCCAGATTGCATAGGAGACTAGACGTTCAGCAAACTGAAATTCAGGGGAGATTGTATAGCTGTAAGTGTTGTAACACAAATAAGCTACCCCTTCTTTTTCTGCCAACTCTTTGAGGTCGTTAGCTGCTCTACGATTGCACAGCTTAGATGAGCCACAATCGATAAATAATGTACCGCCAAGACCATAACCTCGCCAAGCGGCTATCATCTCACCAGAAGCATAGAGGTAGCCTTCAGAATCGATTTGCAGACCACTGGAAGAAAGGTCACAAGCTCGGTGCAGAAAGGAAATGAGAAGTTGTTCGCGAGAAAGGTTTTTAGTTCGTGTCATAGGTCGAGTACCTCACATTTAATCGCTTGATATTCAGAGTCAGGTGAGACTTGTCGCCAGTAATCTAAAGCTAACTCTACTGACTTTTTGGTTGAGAAAATTTCTTCGAGAACCTGCCAACCATTCTTCGTCCTTAGTTGAATCTTAAAGAATGGTCTGCTCAATATCTCTAAGTATTCACTTCTAGGTATTTCAATCAAGCCAGAACATCTGTAAGGAAGATGTTTGACTTTTTCTTGTGCCTCAACCAAAGATTGAGCCTTAACCAATTGTGTGCCAATTGTGTTTGCAAGATGATAGGAGTAATATTGCACAGGTTGTACCTCAAAGTGATAATGTTCAGCAGCACCAAAGTCGGCGCTACCTTTCTTTGGTGAATGTTTGTTAGCCATCGGCGTATTTTTTATAAACCTCTCGCAGTGTGTCAATGGTATCTTTGCAAAGTTCCAAGTTACGATTTTGAGAGTCGTAATCGATTGAGAGAATGTACTCAACTTCATCTAAAAGTGGTCGAGCATTTTTAACAAGCACGAACACATCATCACCATTAGGCAGAAACCCATGCTCTAGGCGATATTTGGCTTCACCGTTGAACTTGCACCAGTTATATTTATCTGCAAGCTCTTGAGCGATTCTAGCGGCAGTGTAGCCACCATTTTGTTCAACACTGCGGGAAATGGCGGGAACACCTTCTGCTTCTGCTCGGTACTTGTGGGTAAGGGAAGAGTAGGAAACTACGATTGCTTTCATGATTTTTTGTTTTCGCATTTTAGGGCTGGAAATCTTTCGTACAAGGTGGCTACCTTGTTTTTGACAAATTGGGGAATGCGTTCGGGATAGTCGTAGGCGATTGGATTTTGTCTTCCATCGTTATAATGGATAGGGTAATCAATCACAACGTTTTTGTGAACAAACTCACCTATAATAACTAGGTAAGGTCTGCGAATATCTATAGGTTCACGCATATCTACTCGCCAGTTTTTATTGATGTTAAAGCGAGTGTTTCTCAGTTGGTTGTCGCGTTGCATTTAGAAATTCTCCAAATTTTTCAATTCTTTACGGGTTTTGTCAGAGGCGATGTGCAAACGTTTGGCTACAATATCTTGTAAAGCAGCAGTGAGCAAAAGATTGGATAGTGCGCTTAGCCCTTGTTCATCAGGTGTGTACTCTTCGGGTTCTACAGCACTAGACTCTAGTAAGTTTTTCACTTTAGCTGCTACTTGTTCGAGAATGGTAGTAGATAGCTCTTTAGTAACCCTAAGTTTGACGATACGGCTTGGCGCACAGATTTTATCAAGTGCATCGAAAGCTTCTTTTTCTGTCATGAAGGGGAAATACTCACGCTCTGAAAATTTCTTGTAGTCTAAAGAGCATTTAATTAGGTAGTAAGAACTGCAAGTTGGGTCAGGATTTTGTTGAAACTTGACACCCCAAATACAATCTGGAAGTTGAACCTCTTTAATAAAAGGGGAGTCTGTGATAGTTTTAATTGGAAACATTTAAGTATTCTCCTATAGAGTGCAAGATTTGACGATTTGAGGCTTGTTGCAGATGTGAGGCTATGCGAGTAAGGTTCGCTTGATTCTTTGTCTTGTTAGCTTGTTTAGCTATCACTGCATTGTGGTAGGCAGCTTGTAATCTTGTGAGGTGCATATATTTCTAGGTAACTCCCTATTTCTTGGTGGTTAGAAAATTCGTAGCTCAAAGCCTTAGCTAGTTTTCGACTGTATCTTTTGAGGTCTGCCTTATTCTGCCAAGTGAAAGGTTCTTTGCCATCAGGATAATAAAAATACCAGTCACCATTACCAGAAAAGAAGTTGAGGTGATATTTGTCGCATAGGGCATTTACAAACGGCTGTAAAGCTTCAGCTAGTTTACTATCAGCATCACAGACAATTTTTTCATGTTCTCGAATTAAGTCAGGAAGATTCATTTTTCAGTACCTTACGAACAATAAGGATTTTTAGTAGTCATGATTTACCCCTGTTCCAATGTCTAATCTGTATTTCGGAAGGTAAATGAGATTTAACACCAAACTTTGTATATACCTTGAATCCCTGTCTATGGCAAGTAGGGCAGGAGATTACAACATAAGGAATTAATTCATTCACAAACACTTCTGTTTGTTTTACGATGTTTGGTTCAGTACCGCAACATTTCGCTATTTCGGGTAACGGATTAGGATTGCCCAAGGAAGGGTAAGAGCCATCGTACTTCGAGAATGCTTCTACACCACCAATGATTGTCAAGTCACCTTGGGGATGGTCTTTGTAAGGTGTGCCGAAGTCCCGAATAAATTGTTTGTCAGCTTCGATTTGAAAGGGGTGTTTATTGTCCTGCATAATGTTCAACCTTCAATCTGGTTTCTGTGCAGGAATGATAAGCACTTCTTGAGAGCGTCTTGATGAAGTTCGGCGTGATAGAGGTAACTCGCTAGAGATGTTTCCTCTCTTCTTTGCGTGTTCAAGGTTCAAGAATGCTTCGCGTGATTGTGAGTGTTGAGACATGATGTAATTCTCCAATTGTGCGAATGTTAGCGGTTGAGCGTGTGACTGCTCTTGTCTGTTCGTTAAGGGTTAGCTTCTCACGAACAGATAGGAAAAGTCAAGTTTTTTTCTGCTTCTTTGGGAGTATCTTTGCAACTCCCATGCAGTGCAAGTAAGGATGATTACTTTACAATTATCATCAATCAATTTTCCTTACGAATTTTGCACCAGACTTAGATAGGCGTTCGATATTGTCTAAGAACGTGTTAGCACTTTCTTCATCTTCAAAATAGCGCCCAGAATGAAAATCAATGAAGTCTTTTGTAATGTGACAGACAATAGGATTTACTGTACTGTTACTCTCACGCATACAAACGAAGTCAGGTGTCGATAAATCGCGCACCACGACACGAATGCATTGCGGCTGTACATTCTCAAGCCAGAAGCGATAATGCGACTTGACGGACTCATTGTGAGGCAACTGTGCAATGTGTGTTTCATTGCCATGTACAAAACCTTCAGGAAGCGAAGCGAGAAATATATTTAAATTTTGCAGGAAGCTAGCTAGAGTGTAGTCAGTCATTGTGTAATTCCCTCTTAGTTTTAATAGTACCTACAAAGGATTGTAGGGTTTCAATTTTTGCATCTTTAACCGCAGTAACCACTTCGGTTTCCCATTTACGAATAAGTTTACCCGTCTCAATACCGAAGAAGAAGCTAGGGATTGCTCCCATTAGTAGACCGATAAGCCAACTCTCAAATACCATTTTGTGACCTCTCTTTAATATTTAGTAAATCATTCTTGATGATATTTAACCATTCATGTTGAATGATATCTGCTTCTATCAATAAATCTGCTTCTAGTTCTAATATAGCCTTGTCAATATCGGTTACATTGACTTTCCTGCCAAGAATATAAGCAGTTCTCAAAAGGTAGTAGTCTTTTTGCTCAATCTGTTCTGCTTCCATAACTTCACCTATAAAACAATCTTTTGGTCAGCAAATTCACCAGTGTGCAGCTTAACGGAAGCTTGCAACACAATCTCAGAAAAGAGAACACGGTCTAAGATGGGGAAAATCTCAAGAGTAGGGACGCTTTCATGTTGCCACAAGTAAGCGAACAAGTCAGTTTTTGCTCTCTCATAGGCTACAAATTCACCATAAAGACTGAATGAACTCTCAGCACCCAAACCACTAAGGTAATGATGGAAGTAGTCATGAATAGCCCTAAACTTACGATTAGTCTCAGGACTAATTAAAGGGTGTTCACAGTACAAACTAAACACGTAGATGTGTTTGTTATCCCGAACATCTGCAATCACATCAGATATCCCATTGTAATTTTTAGGGTTTTCTGAAAGTTCGACAGAAATGCCAAGCAATCCAAGCTTCTGAAATTCGTGTTCAATCCAACGGGTTAGGATATCCCCTGTCAATTCAGGAAGTTCGGCTGTAGCATCTTTACCGTTCAGATAGTGTTCTGCAAGTTCTTGCAACATTTTTGTAATCTCCCAAATAAATCGTGTGTTTAGTTGTCAGCTTAATTGATTGAGAAAGAAAAGTCAACTCTTTTGTAGTAATTCCAACTACCAGACTTAGTTTGTCTTCTAAATAGTCTGGTATTAGCAAACCCTCCTAAAGCATAGAATTGTTTACGAGATATTTTTAGTTTCATGATGCTACACCAGATTGATGTCTAGTTTTAGCTGTTTAGGACGTGGCACACCATACACTTTGGCACACCATACCATAGCTTGCAATTGATGGCTTAGTAAGCCCTTTTCTCTAGCGATACGATTGAAGATTTTTTCACTCTCACGATAGGCGGCTACAGTAGGTGCGAGACTACCTTTTAATTCAGGTGCAAAAATTTGTGCCATGTGACTATCAATCGTGCTACCTGTTTCCTGTTCAGGGTATAACCCGTTCAAGAAAAAGTGGCTAGTCTTGGGAGCGTGTAGAATCTTCAAGATTGCAGACTCTTGCAAGTCATCCTGAGTAACTGATAGAATCTTCAAAGACTTCTGAAGACTGAGTTTAAACATACACCTGATACCAGAGTTATAGAGCGTATCAGGGTCACTACAATCGGACTGCATCAACTCAGCAAGTTTAATTGCATAGAATTGATTATTGTCCCATGACGTACTAGGAGAAAGTGCCGACACTACACCAGACCACTGTATCAGCGTAAACTTAGGGTTTACTTCATGGCAGAATTTTGCAGTCTTCTGGTACTCGTTAACATACCAGTGCTTTGTATCTGCATAGTGCTTTTCAGCTTGCAAGTAATACTTTTCGACTTGAGA